TGGACAGTGCCGCAGAGCTTGTAAGGAGTATGAAGAAATGAACGATAAACCAATAGAGCAAGCCAAGACACAGCAAGAGTTCTATGACGAGCTACGCAATGGTGTTATCGAAGAAGTGGCAGTAGCCATTGAGAAGTTGACTGGCTTTGGTCAGGACACCATCAATTCGTTTGCAATCTACATTCGGGAGATGAAGAAATGAACAACCCACCAGCATTTCCATACTTTGGGCATACAGGATGGAGTCAAGGCAACGGCATGACCCTGCGTGACTACTTTGCGGCAAAGGCTATGCAGGGATATTGCTCAAACCAACAGCACACCAGCAGTTGCACGGTTGAACTTACCGCTGATTGCGCTTACGAAATGGCAGACGCAATGATGAAGGCAAGAGAGCAATGAGTTTCAGAACCACCACCGTCAAATACATCAAAGAAGTGTTGAGGGCTAGGACTATTCACGAAGTCATTGCCAATGAACTACGGGAAGCACACCTGCGCAAGCTGGAAGCTGAGACTGCGGCTGAGTATGCCAATGCGGCTATTCAATACAACGAACAACGCATTGCACGACTGATGGCAAGACTGACTGAACACACAGAAGAGGGAGATTACACATGACACAAGATGAAGTACTTAATCTGGCAAGAGAGGCTGATGGACAAGTGACGATGTGGGTCAATCACAGCACGATTCAAAAGACTACAACATTTACATTTGAGTCACCCATTGATTACCGTGTCAGCGGCGACTACCCCGAGATGTACCACATCAAATTCTTGGAAAGGTTTGCCAACCTTGTAGCCGCCAAGGAAAAAGAAGCCTTGGCACAGCGCACATGGGTAGGGCTGACGGATGATGAAATTGCACAAGGCTGTAAAGAGTCTTGGGTAACTGAACAGGCTTTTCAATCAGCAGTGTGGTGGGCAGAGGAAAAGCTGAAGGAGAAGAACACATGAACACTTGTCCAAATTGCGGAAAGGTAGCAGGTCTTCACTCAAGCATATTGCAAGGGTGTATGTGTCAATACTCTATGCAAGCACCACCACAGCCAGAGCAAGAGCCTGTGGCGTGGCTTATTACAGATGAAAAAATCAACAGCCTTCAAGTGGATTCAATTCACCGCTTGGTTGACCGAGCAAGACACGCACACATGACTGACATCAAGTTGCGTATCAACGGTCAAGATGAGTGGCATCAGGCTGATTGGCTGAAGCATCTAACTCGCACCACCCCACCACAGCCAGAGCAAAAGCCTGTGGCGAAGGTTGACGCAAATGACGAAGGCTATTGGGCGGAAATACTGCCAGACCGAAGCGTAAAGGTTGGTCAGCTTTTATACGCCACCCCACCACAGCGCACATGGGTAGGGCTGACGAATGAGGAGATACATGAAAGCAAACCCCCCTTGTCTAATGACGCAGTGGTTTGGGAACTTGCTGTTGAATGGGCAGAAGCCAAACTCAAGGAGAAGAACACATGATTGATCGGCTCATACTCAGCGTGGCGCTTATGGCAACAGGGTGGAATGGCTTGTTCCCCGAACCCACGCCGCCAGTGGAAAAAACGCTGAAGCAAAAAGCAAAAGAACGACAGCTAAGTGAAATCTGTCTGAGAAAAGACAAAAGACACCAAACTGATACTGTAAAGCGTATGTGTAAACGATGGAAGGAGCAACAAGGTGCTTGAGGTACACGACATCAACGGCAGACTCACGACACGCAATGTTTGGTACACGACCGATGACTATGGGACGTTATGGCGGTTCGTTGTAACAGAAGGCGGTGTTCGATTTTGGTGGGATGCAATTCATGAAACAGCGATGATGAAAATTCTTGGATACACAGATTGGAGTAGAACATGATGGATAAAGAAGCAATTCAAAAAGCATGGAACATGATGTCCATGCACAACAGCGAACTATTGCTTGAGAACGAGCAGTTAAAGAAACAGCTTATGCGCCAGAGCTTTTGGTACGCAATCAAGCGAGCAATCAATATTTGGAGGGGGAAAGAATGATTGAAGCAATCAGAACATTTTTTGGTAAATCGCGTGGGGAACACGGGGAGCGCAGAACGGTCGTGCAAGAAGGTCTTGTATGGCGGTGCAGTAACTGCTACCTTATATTTTTAACCAAGTCCGCTGGAGATGACCACAAATGCCAAGACCCAAGAGTGAACTGACCACCAACCCAAAAATTGTTGGGGCGAGGTTAACAGAAGAACTTTTTAAAGAATGGCGCAAACTTGGAGGCAGTGTATGGTTAAGAAAGTATCTGATAGAACACAGAAAAAAAAGATTGACGATGGAGAACCAAAAATCCTGAGTCAAGAACAGCTACTTAAATGGTGGCCTTTTGATCGTGTGGACGGGCAATCACTTGAACGTCTATATAGAAAAATAAAAAAAGAAGAAGTGCTCAAGCACTCAGAAGACGCGTTAGTTTAATTAACCAAGGAGAGAGAAATGACTACAACCAAAAAACCACGTGACACAGTGAAATCAAGAAAAATCTTGTCGTACATGACATATCACCCAAATGCAACGACAGAACAAATTGCATCAAAATTTAACATCACTAAACAATACGTGTATGTGATGCGCCATAAGATACGCAAGATGGCAAACACCTTGACACCGAAGACCGCGATAACCCCAATTGTCAAACCCGCGATTGTTGAAAAACATTTTGGTATAGACATCGACAAAGTGCATGACCCAGTGAATGAGCCACAACCCGACCCAGTGAACCATCCTTGGCATTACAAAGTAGGAGGAATCGAGACCATTGACTTTATTGAAGCCAAGGGATTGAATTACAACCTAGGTAACGCCATAAAGTACATCACACGAGCCGACCACAAGGGAAGCAAGGCGCAAGACCTAGCCAAAGCTATTTGGTATCTACGAAGAGAAATAACAAACAATGTCCCTAATAACTCTTGATTTTGAAACGTACTACACCGACACAGACCTTGGGTTCAAAAAGCAGACGACTGAAGAGTACGTGCGAGACCCTCGGTTTGAGGTCATAGGTGTAAGTGTTCAGGTGGATGCTGAAGACCCAGTTTGGTTTTCAGGGACACATGAACAGATACGTAAGTTTTTCAAGCAGTTTGACTGGAAGGGTAGTGCTGTCTTGGCGCACAACACGCTGTTCGATGGCGCTATCCTCAGTTGGATTTTTAACATCAAGCCGATGGCATTGTTGGATACATTGTCAATGGCGAGAGCATTGCATGGGGTAGATGCAGGTGGTTCACTTGCCGCCCTTGCGAAGCGCTATGAGATTGGGGAGAAGGGCGATGAGGTTGTCAAAGCAATTAACAAGACACGCTTAGACTTTACAGAAGAAGAGTTGGCACTGTATGGTGAGTACTGTAGGAATGATGTACGCCTGACATACAAACTATTCTTGTTGATGATGCCAAGCTTTGACCCTGACGAGTTGAAGTTAATAGACATGACGTTGCGCATGTTCACCGACCCGATGTTGTATGTGAATCAGGATACCCTGAAAGAGCGATTTGATGACTTGGCAAAAGAGAAATCAGATTTGCTTGCTTCACTGATGACTGACCTTGATTGCGCCACAGAAGAAGAGGTGCGTGAGAAGCTGTCGAGTAACGCCAAGTTTGCCAAGGTGTTGGAGAAGCTGGGTGTGCCTGTGCCGATGAAGATGAGCGAGAAGCAGAAGAAGGAAGTGCCAGCGCTTGCGAAGAAGGACGAGGGGTTCATCGCACTGACTGAGAGCGAAGATACTTTTATTCAACACCTGTGCGCTGTGCGTTTGGGGACGAAGTCTACGCTTGAAACCAAACGACTTGAACGATTCATGGGTATAGGGTTACGCAACAAGGGCAGACTGCCTATCCCGTTGAAGTATTACGGCGCACACACTGGGCGTTGGTCAGGCACAGACAAGGTGAACTTCCAGAACTTACCGAGCAGGGATGCCAAGAAGAAAGCGCTGAAGAAAGCCATCGTGCCACCTGAAGGCTATGTGGTAATTAACTCTGACTCATCGCAGATTGAGGCTCGGGTACTTGCGTGGGTGTCTGGTCAGGAAGATGTTGTCAAGCAGTTTGCTGATGGCGAAGATGTCTACTCAATATTTTCATCGTCGGTTTACAACAGGAAGATCACTAAAGCTGATGAGGTAGAACGATTCGTGGGTAAGACATGTATCTTGGGATTGGGCTTTGGTACAGGGGCGTTGAAGCTACAACACACATTGGCTACAGCTCAACCAGTAAGCGTGAAGCTCCCCGAAGAACAATGCAAAACCATTGTGGGTATTTATCGGGAGAAGAATTACAAGATACCTGAACTATGGGGTGACGCTGACAGGATGCTTGACACCATGATGAATGGCAAGATCAAGAAACCAATACAACTTGGTGAGCATGGTTGTTTGTTCTACGACAACGACGGAGTGATTCTCCCCAATGGTCTGCGCATACGCTACGCCAACTTGAGGCGCATGGACAAGGACGGTAAGTCACAGATTGTTTACGATTCACGCAGGGGTGAAATCTCAACTTGGGGCGGTAGTATCACAGAAAACGTAGTGCAAGCCCTAGCAAGAATTATCGTGGGTAAGCAGATGCTTGCCATATCTGAAAGATACAGAGTAGCTTTGACAGTACATGATGCGGCAGTCGTTGTCGTGCAAGAAGACGACGTACCTGAAGCCGTAGCGTATATCAATAAAGTAATGTCTACCCCACCCGACTGGGCGACAGGCTTGCCAGTGGCATGTGAAACAAAAGTCGGTGCAACCTATGGAGACTGCTGATGAGTGGAATAAATGCTAATCTAGAAAGAATACATAAACGTATAGACCCGAACCGTAGAAATACTGTTTCTACAAAAGAAGTGAATGAAAGATTCCGTGGCAATTTAAAAATATTGTCTATGGGAAGAGTATCAGAAGGTATAACGTACCCATCAGTAAGAGACGCTTTTAAGTCTGACCCAAAGGTAAAAGACGGGATTAGATATTTTCTTAGTCAGTTGTATGACACACTAAAAAGCAAGGACGGATTTTTTACAAAAGGTGTAGATGAAGAAGTTTGTCAAACAATTTTGAAGTATCCAAAAATAATTATTGAATCAGACTTTCAACCACCTGACAATGATTGGATTAGTTCTTTCATTGAAGAAGGCAAAATAAAATTACCCTTTCCAAAGATAGGTGTGATAGCTGGGTATTTACATGACGCCCCTAGCCAGTCTAATTTGCCATATTTTGGCAGGTCAGCCGCAGGAAGGGTAAATAGATTTAGTTTTTACACAGTGTCCCAAGACTACGACGGTATTTTAATAAGCGCGTTTCTTTCTTCTAGTGTAAATGCACCGTTGTATGTTGCGTCTATAAGGTTAGAAGTAACTCCAGATAGAGACAATCAAGTTTTGGGTATATACCCCGTTATCCCTCATAGTCAAGAGGGATGGCTAGACAGCGAAATGATACATGTCATATCAGATGCTGTATTACGCACAATCTATATGATGACTTACCACACAGGTGATGCGTACATATCTACACCCACCCCTAGAGAAATAGAAGTAAATCAGAAGAAGCTACGTAAAGGCAAAACTCCGCTGATTGAGTTTCGACTGATTTCAATTACAGGGAAAGAACAACCCAAGACCCCCTCAACAACTCACGATACACATGCATCGCCTCGGCAGCACTGGAGGCGTGGTCACTGGAGATCATATAAATCTGGAAAGCGTACTTGGGTAGCGCCCATGCTTGTAGGCGATGAGGCCAATGGCAAGATCATTAAGGATTACGCCATAGGTAATTACAAAGAAAAACGATATGATTGGGCTTCCCAAACCACGTGAAAATCAGTCATGGAAGCACACGAAGTCAAATGGTCTTACTCCAGTCTTAAAGATTATCAAAACTGCCCACGGCAGTATCAAGAAATCAAAGTACTGAAGAACTACACCAAGTTCCCCACCGCAGAAATGCGATACGGGACAGAGGTACACAAAGCGGTAGAAGATTATGTGGGAGAGGGTAAGCCCCTTGCGCCTGACTACCAACGCTTTGCCAAACAACTCCAACCCCTGATTGAGATGGAAGGCGTCAAGCATCCCGAACTACGCATGGCGCTAGGGTTTGATCGCAAGCCGTCTAAGTGGGGCGACTACTGGGTGCGTGGTATTGCTGACTTGGTCGTCTTGAATGGCGACACTGCGTTTATCGTGGACTACAAGACAGGCAGTAGTAAATACCCTGACCCCAAACAGTTACAGCTGATGGCCTTGATGGTCTTTTCACACTACCCTGAAATCGTAAATATCAAGGCAGGGCTTCTGTTTGTTATGCACGAACACTTCTTTCCCTCCGAATACCACAGAGAGGATGAGGAAAAACTTTGGGGCGACTTTTACCCCCATCTTGAACGCCTACGCCTTTCGTACGAGAATGGTGTCTGGCAAGAAAACCCTACGCCATTATGTGGTTGGTGTCCCGTGAAGCGATGCCAGTTTCATAAGGAAAGATAAATGAAAGACGATAGATTGATAGGCGTAATCTATCAAGCCCATGAAGGAGAAACAACATGCCTTACGTGAACAAACCTAGACCGTACAAAAAAGAATATCAACAGCAGAAAGCCCGTGGTGAATTGGCTAACCGCATGGAGCGTCAACGTGCGCGTCGCGCGATGGACAAGAAGGGCAGGGATGCTAATGGTGATGGAACAGCTGATGCTCGTGAGGGTAAAGACATTGCGCATCGCAAGGCGCTGTCAAGAGGCGGCTCAAACGGTGATGGTGTACGTGTCGAAAGCCCTGCTTTGAATCGTTCATTCAAACGTAATTCATCGGGTGCTTTGGTATCGGAAACCAGCAAACGTGAAAAAAAGTTGAAAAAATAACTTGACAAATAAAAAACTGACTCCATAATTCAATACATCAAGCGTTGTGAGTCGAGAAGAGGTGAATGAAGCTTGATCGGGCGTAAGGCATGAGTGGCTCGTAGACTTAATTGCATAGTCATAACCATTGTCAGTTGATCGGCAGGTCCATGAGCGTTAGTCCGCTTCATGCTCCACTGCGACAGGGTCAATCGTGCGGGGCGTTCCCCGCACGTAAAGCAGTTTGAATTCAGTCAAGGGGAATAAGTGGAAATCGTGAACAACATAGCTGTGCGTTTTGAATGTCCTAGCGACATTGCACAGACAATAAAAAGCTACATCGAACGTAGCGAAGTGCTGGATGAAAAAGACGGCATTGCTGATGTCGTAGTGCATTGGGGTCTTGATGAGATGCAACGTCTCTCGTACCTTACCCCGCCCACCATAAAAGTTCCATCGCCCATTGAGCGTGACTATGCATGGCCGGGAATGTTTCAACCGTTCAATCACCAAAAAGATACTTCACGATTCCTAACTCTGAACAAACGTTCGTTTTGTTTCAATGAGGCTGGTACAGGTAAAACATCAGCGGCTATATGGGCGGCTGACTATTTAATGAATCAGGGATTGGTGAAACGTGTGTTAGTCGTCTGCCCTCTGTCAATCATGCAGTCCGCATGGCAAGCAGATTTGTTTAAGACTGCAATGCACAGGACATGTGGTATTGCACACGGCACAACATCAAAGCGCAAAAAGATCATCAATGGACTCTATGACTTTGTCATCATCAACTACGACGGTGTTGGTGTCATGGAGAAAGAGATTGCTGGCAAGTTTGATTTAATCATCATTGACGAAGCCAACGCATACAAAACCGTATCCACAAAGCGCTGGCGCACCCTTGCAAGGATACTGACCAAGGACACGTATCTTTGGATGATGACAGGCACACCTGCATCGCAGTCGCCAGAGGATGCGTTTGGGCTTGCCAAGCTCATAAACCCCAACGGAGTGCCACGCTATGCCACGGCATGGAAAGACTCTGTGATGCGCCAAGTAACCAAGTTTAAGTGGGTTCCGAAACCCGACGCGCAGGACACAGTGTTCAAGGCGCTTCAGCCAGCCATTAGATACGAGAAGGCGCAGTGTCTTGATCTACCAGAAGTTACTTATCAGACACGGGTTGTACCGCTCACACCGCAAGCGATGAAGTATTACAGAGAACTTTTAAAAGAGATGCAGATACAAGCAGCTGGAGAAACAATCAGCACAGTCAATGCCGCCGCCGCACTGAGCCGCTTGCTTCAATTATCAGGCGGGGCTGTGTACACAGATGATGGCAACGTGGTTGAGTTTGATGTTCAGCCTAGATTGTCAGTGTTGCATGAGGTACTTGATGAGTCGCCCCATAAAGTAATTGTGTTCGTGCCGTACAAACACACACTATATCTAGTAAAAAATTATTTAGAGAAGAATGGCATCACCAATGAAATTATTTCTGGAGACGTAAGCGCAAGCAAAAGGTCAGCCATATTTAATTCATTCCAAACCATAGCGCACCCACGAGTACTATTGATTCAACCGCAAGCCGCATCGCATGGGGTAACGCTTACAGCGGCTGACACAGTTGTATTTTGGTCTCCAGTAATGTCTGTAGAGACATACTTACAGTGTATTGCTCGGATTGATCGCGTAGGACAAAAAAACAAAATGACGGTAATTCACCTCCAAGGGTCTGAGGTGGAGCGGCGCATGTACACAATGCTTCAGAACAAAGTAGACATGCACGAACAATTAGTAGACCTGTACAGAGTGGAAATTGAAGAAGGAGAAATCAATGAGTGACACAGATGTGTTAGTAGAAACCTATTTGACAATCAGACGCAAACGTGAGAACCTAAAAGCTGAGTACGACTCGGCAGATGCGGAACTCAAAGAAGATATGACGCGCTTGGAACAAGCGTTGCTGGCAGTTTGTAATGAGGCGAATTTGAATGGATTTAAAACAGTACACGGCACTGTCACTAGGACAGTCAAAGAAAGATTTTTTTGCACTGATTGGGATTACTTCAGGAAGTTTGTCGAGACAGAAGGCTCGATTGATTTGCTTGAACGCCGCATCCATCAACGCAATTTCAAAGAATTCATGAACGGTCGGGAATCTAAAGGGTTACCTCCCGGAGTGAATGCCTTGCGCGAGTTTGACATAACAGTGCGCAAGGCCAGTACAACCAGTGAAACTTCAGTTTAAGGAAAAATAAATCATGAGTAATGATCTCGCAACCATCATGCAGTCGTCCGACATCGTTGAGCTTGGACTTGATGAAGATACCCTTGCCGTTGCAGGGGGAGCAACAAAAGGTAACAAACGTATTTCGATTGAAGGGCGCGTGTTTCGCAAAATTGTTGGCGGTAAGGAGCAGAGTGTCAACACTGACATTTCTATGAATGTGATTTTTGTGAAGATGGCGCATGAAGCTTCACGCACATACTACAGCCAGACATACAAGAAGGGTGTGAAGATTGCCCCCTCTTGCTGGTCAAGTGACTCCAAGACTCCTGACCCAGATGTAAAAGAAGCACCCGCTTCAGCCTGCGCTGACTGCCCCAACTCTGTAAAGGGTTCAGGTCAAGGCGGTACAGGTACAGCTTGCCGCTTGTCTTGGCGCACTGCCGTGGTGTTGCCTAATGACCCTGCTGGTGATGTCTATCAGTTGGTGTTACCTGCTACATCAGCGTTTGGTAAAGAAGAAAACGGTCGTTGGCCTTTCCGTCCGTACATTCAGATGCTTGCCAACAACAACGTGTCTGCTGGGCGCATCGTGACCAAGATGGAGTTTGATACCAACTCTTCTACACCAAAGTTGTTGTTCTCTCCACAAGCCGCAGTGCCAACTGATGCACGTGAAATCATTGCACGTCAGAGCAAATCGTCTGCCGCTGAGAACGCAGTGAAATTGACTGTGTTCAAGATGGACGAGACTGCTGAAGCCGAAGCACCTGCACAGGCCACACCCGAACCTACGAAGCGCGAGACTGCGAAAGCCGCCCCCGCCAAGGTAGAGGAAGTCAACGACGTTTTGAAGAAATGGTCTAAGAAGTAATGAGCAGAGGATATAGCCCTGAGTTGTTGGACTTGATTGATAACACGAACGTATATCGGTTAGGGGTTGATCTTGCGAAGGTTTGTGTCAAAGCAAATCTTCCGTCTGCCTACATAGCGCAAGTGTTTGATGTCACCCGAGCAACCACCCACACGTGGTTTAGAGGCGGGGCTATACGTCCTAAGAAGCGGCAACGTATAGAAACATTCATCGCTTTAGTCGAGGAGGATTTAAAAAAAGGTATCTTGCCGTGCAAGAACCTACGCGATGCAAAAGCATATTTGAGGGACATGATCGGACGTCCTATCAAGCCTGCTTCTGATAGCAAAACGGGCTGAATAAGCTATTTCATTTGTTGGCGGGGTAACTCCCGCCGTTTTTGTCTCTGCGATCATGAATAAACAATTTTTTGAGAAAGTATTGCCAGCGCAGGGCAACATTTGTGTAGTAGGTATCAAAGATAAGAGCGTAAAGCCACGGTTTGTTGATGACATTGATAGCGCCATTGAACAGATGGTTGCTTTTGACAAAGACGACTACAACACATTCTTTGCACTGGGGACATTTGAGGGGTACGAACGTAAGGCGGCAGGTTGTATTTTCATGCGCGCCTTCTTCGTTGATTTGGATTGCGGTGAGGGGAAGCCGTATACGGAGTGGGCAGATGGGTTAATTGCAATACACAAGTTTGTACAGACCACTGATCTGCCAAAACCAATCATCGTCAATTCTGGGCGCGGTATACACGCATACTGGCCTTTTGATGATGAAATACCTGCTGAGGATTGGAAGCCCTACGCTGAAAAGTTCAAGGCATTCTGTCTAGACAACGATTTGCACATTGACGAAACAGTCACAGCAGACTTAGCACGAGTCCTCAGAGTACCGGGGTCTCGCAATCTCAAGGGCGAGCCGTTGCCTGTTGAAGTCATACAAGATGCTGAGCCAACATCATTCGAGTACTGGACTGAACGTCTTGGCACAGTTGAGCTGCCGTTTGATCTGAAGAAGGTTGAAAAGGGTCTTGACCCTGACACCAAAGCAATTTACGAAAAACGTAACGACAATTTTGAATATGACTTCATGCGCATCGCGCAAATGAGTATAGAAGGGAACGGTTGTGGGCAAATTAAATATATCCTCGAAAACGCCGCTAGTTGTCCAGAGCCGATCTGGTACGCTGGAATATCTGTCGCCGCTCGGTGTCGTGATGGCAGTACTGCCATACATCTCATGTCAGAAGACCACCCAAAATATTCTTGGGAAGAGACTGAGCGAAAAGCCGCCCAATCCCTTGAAGTCGACTGGTCATTTAGTTGCGATGCCTTTGAACGATCCAATTCAGGAGGATGCAAAGGATGCGCCTATGCAGGTAAGTTTGGAAAACGTGGGCCTATCGAACTTGGCAAAACCCTTAGAACCCCACAACAGCCCATTGACAGAGAGCTTGATGAACCCCAAACAAATACGCAGGAATCAATTCGGGTCGAAGCGCATACCGAAAAAATTCCTTTCTTCCCCGATGCCCTCTATCCATTTTCCAGAGGAATTAATGGAGGAATCTATTTCCAACCAGCTCCCAGAGCAACAAAAAAAGGAATGGTTCAAGACCCCCCAGAAATGATTTCTGCTGTGGACTTCTTTCCAACGCAACGGGTATTTAGTCCACATGATGGGGAATGTTTGGTAATGAGGGCGGTGTTACCAATAGACCCAACCCGTGAATTTTTACTGCCACTAAAAGATGTTGGTGCAGTCGATAGATTGAAGTCGGCGCTTTTGTTTCAAGGTATTAACTTTGACCAGCGCCACGCTCCAATGGTATCAAGCTACATCACTAAGTGGATGGATTTTTTAATGCAAACACAAAGGGCAAGCATCATGAGAATACAACAAGGATGGACAGAAAACAACGAGTCATTTGTATTGGGTACAACAGAGTACATGGCAGACGGCGAAGAGCGATACTGCCCGCCATCCCCGATAGCAAAGAACGTGGTGAAGAACATTCAAGAGAAAGGTACATTCGATGAATGGAAGAAAGCCATTCAAATGTTTAATGACCCTGGCTATGAATACCACGCTTTTGCTGTGCTGTGCGGTTTGGCTTCCCCGTTGATGCAGTTCACCAACGTCAACGGTGCTATTTATTCTTTGTTTGGTGAAGCTGGCAACGGAAAGACTGGCGCACTAAATGGCGCTTTGAGTGTATGGGGTAACTGCGAGAACTTGGCGGTCTTTGACGCCACGCAAAACGCCCTGATGCAACGGATGATTACCTGCAAAAACATTTTGTTTGGTATGGATGAGCAGTCAAACACAGACGGTAAGGTCGTATCTCATATAGCCTACAACGTGTCGTCTGGTGCGCCCAAGCTACGGCTTCAGGCATCCGTGAACCAAGAACGAGAGATGTCATTTGTCACAAACCTGTTGGCAATCATTACTACAAACACGCCACTCAAGGACATCATTGCGCTATACAAAGCAAACACAAACCCAGAGGATGTACGGATTATTGAACCAGAAGTCCCACGCCCATCAGAGCCGGGCTACGAGTTGAACATGGCGCGGGGTCTGTTGATGTTTGAACCGTTGAAGTTTAATTACGGCTTTGCTGGCCCTGTCTACGTCAAGGACTTGTATCAACAAACTCTACCTGAAGTTAAAAAGCGCATCCGTAACGAGTACCTTGATTACAGCCGCGCCTATACAGACAATGCTGAGTACCGATTCATTGCCAACGTGCTGGCAGTGACAAGGGTGGCGGGAGAGGATGGCAACAGACTCGGCCTGTTTAACTTTGATCTAGACCGCATCATTGGCGTGGTGGGGCAGGGCATCATGGACACAATCAACGGCAAGTCCAAAGACAAGACCAGCGCTTACGAAGACATCCTTGGTGACTTCATCAATAAATACATTCAATCTGCGTTGGTCATCAAAGACGGTCGTACATCAACCGAACCAAAGCAAGCGCTATACATCCGTGCTGAAGTCGATGAGGGCAAGATATACATCTCCACCTCTGCCATGAAGACATACCTCAAAGACATCAAGCTGGGTGTCAGGGAATTTGAATCCAATCTTCAACGTCGAGGGACACTCAAGAACAAAATTCGCAAGCAGATGGCTTCAGGGTGGAAGGATGCATTTGGCACAACAAACATCCAAGCCTACGAGTTTGAAATGGACATGACTCACCTCTTCCCTGTAAATGAAGAAGCTGTCGTCAGCGAGTAAGCCCTACGATGAACCCGTCTGGTTGTTTCCCTATCCAGCCATGCTGGTGGGGGACAGCTTCTTTATACCGACTATGAAGCCCGCGTACTTGACGTATGCGGCTGATAACGCGGCAAAGAAAAGCGATGTAAAAGTAAAAATACACACCGTCACTGAAGACGGTGTTCTTGGCATACGTGTTTGGCGCGTGTCTTAGGGCTTGACGTCAAGCATATCGAAGGCTTCAACCAACCTGTGCTTGACCAAGCTTGACATGTCGTTGAGTTGCTTGAGCTGCTCTTTGCGTTCCATGATGGTTAAATCTTTGTTTGCGCGAACTTGGTTTGCCATAGTGCGGATGTTGCGCAGCGTTCCATTTACTTGCGTGTTGTAAAACTGTACGGCAGGATAAGCAGTGGGGTTGTCTTCCATAAATTTTTCCAACTGCTCTGGGCGGTCTTTAAGCGAATTAATGCGCTGCTCCATCTGTTTGACCTGCTTCTCAATGCTACTGAATTCACGGGCATCAATGTTTGATCTAGAGCCAATAAAACTACTGAGGAACACCATGTCATTCTTTGGATCAAATTCTTTTGCCCCAGCCACAGTCAATCCAACATTCGTTGCGCTTGAGGCCATCTTTGCCATACCATCAAAATAGTTGTTGGCAAAGAAGTACATGGTGTTTGGACTCCAGTCCACTGCGCCATTTGTTGCATCAAACAATTCTCTGGCAGCTTTCTTGTACATCTCTGGAATGTTGTCGCCACCTGTATAGGCATCGCCAAACCGTGATTGACGGTTGTTGTATATCTCACGCCCCAGACCATCCAAGTTCATCACATACTCAAAGAACGGACGGAACATAGATGGCGTTACTGAGTCCATAGCAAACGCTGGGAAATTGTCTATCGGACTGATACGCGATACCGGCAAGGGCAGGAATGAATCAACTCCAGTAACCAAGATGTTCCCAAACGCATCAAGTAGGGATGTCCTGCCAGATGCAATAGAAGCTATCTGCGCACCAGCAGATGCAAACGCGCCAAGACCGAAGCCCCAAGGGATTTGAATAATCAAGTCTGTGCCGGGTATGTGGAAGCGAGCGTTCCGAGTCCAGCGTGCCATGTCATCTGTAACAACTTTGTTACGACCTTGGTCATCGTCTTCTGCCATCATCAGCGCCATGTAATACATAGCCACGCCTGTACCGATCAAACCTGTAGCCATGTACCGTGCATTAGTTTGACGTTGTTTGAGTTCTTTTACCGCGCTCTCAATCTGTTCTTCAGTGCGGCCCTGTGCAGCAGCCTCTTCTCTAAAGTTTGCTTCATTAAAACCAAACGCTGGAGCCAACGCCTCAATAGCTCTGACTGCACCTGTGGCAGCTGGACGGAAGAACATGAACAATGCGCCAGCACCCCTGCCCCAACGCCCTACCTGTTCAAAGTTGGCTAGGTTCTTGGCGTACTCAACTGCCTGAGCCTTAGCATCAGTTAGCGCATCAGCGTCGTTTTTAAACTTGCCACTTGACTTGTTCTCAGCAAAGAACTGATCCTTCAACATGCGGTATGTAGCGGCACGGCTAGACAATTCAAACATGTCGTTATAGATATCAATGAACTTATCTACCTGATCTTTCTTTTGCAAGATGCCACTGCGACCGATCTCTTTCATCAGTCCATCAAGCGCACCCTTGGCAGCAAGCCCTTGGAGATACGACACGCGACCACCCAACTGTACGTACTCAAGCAGGTCGGCATAGTATTGATCTTTAGCGGCAAGCTCTCTTAGCTTATCGAACTTACCGTTTGCGTAAAGATTTGAGAACCGCACAGACTTAGCCATGCCACCACCAGCCACATCCGCAGCAACAGCAGTCAGCAATTGACCTGCCTTGACTGGGCCAAGTTCAGCGCCAAGCGTAAAGGCGTTAGTCAGCGCATCACGCACAAAGTTCATTGGTGCAAACGCTGGGTTATACCGTGTATGCATCTGCCCGATACCACTTGTAATAGAGTTAGCGATATCAATCAACGGTTGCGTTGTTCTGTATGAACGACGAATGGCTTCGCGTTGTTTTTCATCGTTTAGTTCAATGACGTCAATTGTTCCATCGGCGTTGTAGTGAAATATCTTGTTGCTTCCACCAATATCTTTTTTATCAAGATTACCCAAGAAGCGGTCTTCAAACTTGATAGTGTCCTTAACTTTACCCATGAGTAATCTGTTCTTGGGGTCAACGGCATTCTTAATTGCCAGAGTCAAGTCTTTACGTCCAGCACGCATAGCAGCAGACGCGCCATCCGCAAGGGATTGAAGTAATGGGTTCTCAGATTCAGACTCTCGCCCACCAAAAGGATTCTGGCCTTCTTGCAAGTCACCACCAATACGACGTGAGTCGATGTTGAACTCTTCGTCAATTTGCCTTAACCCCGGACGTCCTTTGAACGGCACATAGTCTTTAAAGTCATAGAAGTCAATCACGTTTGACGCGGGTTGTGAATGGTAGTTCGCCATCTTGTTCAGCGTTTGTGTCATTTGATTGACCTTACGCAAGGCTTCTACCACTGCCCCAACTTCTTTTTCTGTTTCAGGCGTTACACGTTCTTTAAGGATTGCAGCAATCTGTCGCGGCGTACGGTTTGCAATGACGTTGTACATCGCATTGTTTTGGTTAAACATTTCAGGCGTAGTGGGCTTCTTGTTTATTTGCTTTGCGTGAAATGTTTTATCGTCAACAACCTTATCCAACATGGCGCGTAGGTCAAGCGCGCGCTCTTTGCGTTTTTGATCCAGCTCGTTGATCTGATCCTGCGTCATCTCAGGCGTAACTTGGTAAGAAGGCTGCGCCAATTCACGCATCACCGCTTCCCTGAACCCTTCAGCAGAATATTCCTTGCCTTCAAACTTGATGCGCTTGCTTTCATTTTCAAGCGGCACAGTCTTTATGTACTTGACACGGCGGCGCTCAGGCTCGTGGCGCGCTTCCAAAATAATGTGTAGACGTGCAAGCGCCTCATTGATAGTCAATCCAGATTTCTTTGCGTATGCTTCTACAGCTGCATGGGTTTCTTCAGTTGCGTTGCGTAAATACTCGTCATACAGATTGACAGCCATACCAGCAGAACGTGTAATCTGCCCATATACATTGTTTAGATCAGGCCCAATACGTTTGAGCATCCCGAACAACCGCGCACGGTCTTCTACCACTTTAATTGGGTAGCGTTCGTTCTGGAACATAGTGGCCGCCCAATGGCCGCCCTTCTTGGTAAACAAATTACGCAAAAATGATTTGGCAGTCCGTTCTTTTAGCTGAACTTCAGACTCAGCTTGTGCTGCAAGTTGTTCATCAGACAGCTTTGACTCGTCGTAGGTTTCTGCCTGTTTCGTTTCAGTGGGCAGGGGAGCCATCTTGATAGCGTCTTTGGGGGCAGCCATGACGTATTCAAACGCGCCAAAGGTTTCAATCAACGCATTACGCGACTCAACAGTGTCTGGAATGCCAAGCACTTGGGCAACTGCTTTTACAAAGTTAGACCATGCGTTTTTAACTTGACCCCACAGTGAATTACTAGCAGGAATTTGAATGCGCTGTAATTCTTTTTGGAATGCGCGGTCAGTCACGGCGTAGGATACAAACTCGTAAATGTTTTCGTACGCAGCTGGATACTTTGCCTTAAGCTCCTTGCTAGTCTCTTTCATCAAGTAGTCAAGATGCACTGCGCCGTCTTCTTGCTTTTGAGACAGTTTGACTTCGCTTTCTTCAAACCCATACAGTACACGTAGGGTCCCGGCGTGCGCAAACTCATGCAGTAAGACAGTCTCTGTCTGTCCTTCTTTAGTCACTCGGACCGTATCAGTTTGAGGGTCGTACTCAGCGGGGCGGTTGTTTGGTAGACTTTTTACAACTTCAACTTTTGTCTTGAGCTTGAGCTTGTAAAGCGCCTGTGCAACAGCCCTATGCACTGGGTCTTGCGCAGAAGTGCGCAAGTAGTTTAGGAATGCCGTGGCGTTGTTATTGTCCAGTTGTTCTTCAACAAACTTAGGCAACGGTTTAGTTTTAGGCACGCCTTCAGGCTCAATGCCTTGCTTCTCGGCCAAGTACGCTGACAGTTTTTCAGCAGCTATATCGTGTTCAGGCTGGTTATTAGTCGCTAAACCTTCAAAGTAAACCTGTTTTTCTTCAGGTGACAACGCGCCAAACTCAGGTAGATGTAACCGCGCATCGGGTTCAATACCGTTGTGGTATTCCCGTGTGTCTTCGTACATCTGTTGTTCTTCAGGAGTTACCTCTACTGTTGGTTCGGCAATGGGCGCTTCTTGTCCTTGCGTTTCTGTTTCGACGGCTTCAGGGGTTTCAGTGCCAACTTGGTCTCCTTGTTGTTCGGTGGTAGCTTCTGCTTGTTTAGCCGCGCTTTCTTGTATGTCAAGCTGCGCCCATTCACTAAATAAATTAGTGCGTTGTTTGTCAAGGGCTTCCCACTGTTTGAATTTTTCTGTACCCCTCTTTGGAGCACGCCCATCTTTAGACAATAGCGCGCGTTGCTGTTCATCAATAGCACTAATTTCGTTTTGCACCATATCTTTGGTGCGAGTTTCTAGGTCTGATTTACCTTGCTGCGTAATTTCTTCAACAGGCGCTTCAAAACTTGGTACGTCTTCAAGTTCTATTTTTTCCCCTGTAATAGGATGTACAGAAGGAAAATCTTCTATGTCTGCGTCAATAGGAAGCTGATTTACTGTAATGGGTGGCTGTTTTTCTCCTGCAATAGGCTGCACAGCATCCGGTCCAGCAGGAACCACTCCAAGTCCGTCAGGTTCTGCAAGTCCTTCGGTGGGTACGACTGTATCGGGCTGTCCAGCCACTGGAACGCTTGTTCCACCTGCTGTGGTGTCAGTTGGTCCAACATCTGGCGTTCCTTTCTGAGCTGTTTGTAGAGTCTTAATCTTGTATTCGACGCTTCGCTGTTTGTTTCTTTTTCCACTTAATAAACCTTGTTCTCTTGGCGTAATAGTGCCGTCTCGTTGTTTTTGCTCAAGTGCTTTAATTTCAGCAGCTCTTTTATCAAAATCAGCAATCAATACATCAAGCTGAGTAGCTGGCGCTCCAGTAGGCACAACGGCAGGGGCTATACCTTCAGGCGCAATCTCAAACCCAGACACATCACGCTGCACTGTAGTAGGCGCAAGTTCAGGCTCTACACCTAACTCAGCATCAGCAGGCACTTCAACATCTGCCAAACCTTTGGTCTGAATCTTCTGTGCTTCAGCCGCAGCTTCAGGCCCCTTGCCAAGCACTACGTCTGCAACGCCAGTAATGCCAGCACCACCAAGCCCGCCCTTGAGTCCAGCGTTGATGAATCGTTCAAAATTCTGCGGTGTGAAGAACCCAAGGTTCTGGTCAACAAAATTCTCAGCAGCCGCGCTTGATACTTCTTGCAACGCTTCAGTGCCGCCTTCAGTTACAAAGCCTTTGGCTACGCCCGTGCCTGCACGTTTGTACCAAGCCGCGCCTAATTCTTCAGGACCGATACCAGACAGCTTGGCTTTGCGTAATAGACTTATAGGTAACGCAGCGTCCAGCACAGCGTTAAAGCTACCAAACGCAATCGCTGTACCAAGGTCTTGTTGCCCTGTGGCTTCGTAAATGTTCTGGTAAACATCAGGTATGTTCTGTGCCGCAGAGCCAGCCAACGCGCCACCTGCTTCATACTTGAGTGCGGTCTGCCGCGCAGCTTGGATTCCCGCTTGCGTCGCAGCTTGCTTTAATTCTTCACCAGCCAAACCTTTGGCGGCTTGTGCCAAAACAGCTTTCTCCGCTGTAGCCTGCGCAGCAGCTACTGCACCACGCCCTAGGATAGCTGCTGTGCCACCAGTAAACAAACTTGGTATGAGAGAGGGCAGAGCTTCGCCAACTGCTTCCTTGGCATACACCAGCGCATCGCTAACATCTTTAATGTCAGTGTATGACGGTACTTCAGCTGGATATTTTTTGGCGATTTCTTCCTGAGACTTTGCAGCCTCCTGCATCTGCTGCGCAGCATACTCATCTGCGCCAACTGCTCTACCAGCCATAGCAGGCAAGATGTCACCCAACAACACACCGGTTTGCGCAGCGCCACGTTTGATGGACGGAATGAAGCCAGTTTCCGGTTTTTTTACCGGGGTAGGAGGAGCCTCGGGTTCTTGCATCAAATTAAAATAATCTGACGCCAACATTTTTACGGCATCTACTGGTAGGCCATCAGGCCCTTCAAAGTTATAAACCTTCCCGCCGGAACGTACTTTGTAGGTTGCCATGTTTTAATCCAGATCAATTATGTCGTCATCGTCTTTTGAAGAGGATATCCCAGTCATACCAAACCCAGTTGTGATTGGTAAATATTTTTTCATGGCTTGGTTTAGCATACGGTCATAGTCTTCTGGTTTCACCGTTCCCATACCGCCTCTGATCTTTGAATCAACTTCTTTTTGCGCCAACTTCATAGCTTCAGCTCTACTTCTTGCTACGTATTGCATACCACGCAGACCAGCAGTGCCAGACCTAGCAGCAATTTGCTGCCTTTGTAAGTTTTCTCTGGCTTGATTTGCGCGAATGGTTTCATCAAGCTGTCGTTGTGCCTGTTTGATAGTCTCTTGTTGTTGCTGCAAAATACGCATGTTTTGTGCGGCGCTCATTGCAGTTGCAGAGTCATTCTTACGTGTGGCGATGTTAAATTTACGCATCTCCATTTGCAGCTTCATGTCGTTAGCATCTGCGGCAGCAGCAAGTTTTTCGCTCTCAGCAAAAGATGCAGCCAACGTAGGTGCAGCTGCTGAAGCGCTCCCAAGTAGACCAGCGATACCTTGACCTTTACTTTCTCTACCAGTCTTGGAAGCCTGAGCAGCCATATTAAAACCAAACTCAGCCAAGGCTTTACCCAAGGCTTTCTCTTTGATTTCTTTTGACTTGCCTGATTGTTTGTCTATTAGTTCTTGCAACCCCTTGAGGTCTTCTTTGCTTTCATTTTGTAACTTTTCCCGCACTTTATCGTACATGGCCATAAAGTCTTCTTTGGGCACACCCTGCTCTTCAGCCATCTTTGTGACGGCTTTATCTAGGGCAGGGCTAAGTTTTTTCTGTTTTGGCGCAGGCGCAACTTTTTTGTCATTTGTTTTTACTTGAGCGGCACGAGACGCATTTCTCATTGCATCAGTTTTATTTGATGCATCAACAGCAGAAGCGCTTGCTGCTGTTTTAGGTTTTTCAGTAGTTGCTTTTGCTTTCCATGCGGGTTCGTTTGTAATACGCTGAAGAAAACTTAATGAGTTTGGGTTGACTGGCGCATCGTATATTTCGCTTGCTCCAGTTCCCATTGGGTCAGAAACCATGTCCCCATCAGCAAACGCAACGATACCGCCGCCAGCCATCATTTCTTCTTGGCGCTCTTGTGGAATTTGGTCAAACGCTGAACCCAGTCCGTAATTTATAGAAGCTGACTGCGCTTGTATTGCATTCAATTGAGCAATGCGTTCATCAATCGCTGCTACGGTGTCCATGTCACGACGGTTCAAAGCAGCTTCTTTGGCTATCTGCAAACCTTCAATGCTATACATGTCATCAACGATAGCGTCTTTGTTGCCTTGACTTGTTACCTCTCCTCCGTCAGCGTACCCAGCTAAACCGCCGCCTGCTTTACCCGGAGTGGGGGAATCAAACATCCCCATTTTGCTTAAACCGTAAGCGCCCATACCGATACCACCAAGCTGGCCCATCAAGTTGGGCGGGGCTGCGTAAACCGACTGAGTTGATTGTTGACCCAACGGCAAGCCACGGATCATGTCGGACATGAAGCCCAACTGTTTATACGGATAGTTCTGTTGGTTTAGGAAATCCTGATACGCCATGTCCAGCGGACGCTGGGCTTGCTGCTGTTGCTGTGCGCCCAATTGACTTTGCAACTGAGTGATACCCATTCTTTGACCATACTCGGTTTGACCAAGTTGACCTAACTGACCTGCGGCTTGCAATCCAGTTTGGAGACCCTGCATACCCAAACCAGCGCCGTACTGGCGTGACTGCTCACCCATGCCTTGAGCTTGTAAACGCCGAGCCTGATCACGTTCAAATTGCTGCTGGGCGTTTTGAAACGCAGCTTGCCGACCTGTAGCCTCAATGCCTTGAAGCTGAGAATTTAAAGAACGCTGTGCTTCAGCATCTATGATTGCCGACCTGCTGCCACCAAACGCACCTTGTTTTACTGCTTGGGCTTGACGCATCGGTTGAGCGATTTGAAAATCCCGTAAAGCCTGAGCTTTCTGGTAATCCACCACATTTTTAGCGTATGGATCCATGTAATCTTGAGCGGCTTGTTCGTTAAATTGACCGCCATAAAATCTACCACCTTGGTAATTTGTACCGAGCGCACCAAGACCCGCCATGCCAGCAATGCTAGAACCAAGCCCTACTTGTTGGGATGGCTGCATCTGTTCTGCTGTCTCAAATGTTCTTTGTTGCAAAGGCTGAAACCCAGCAATCCGCTCACCACCGTACTGTTGGTATGGGTTTTTACTTATATCGGTAAGCGCCGCGCCTTTTGCCAGCGTATCTTTGGCATAGCCTTTGGCCCAGTCAGGCAGTTCAACAACTTGTGTGGTTTTCTCGGGCGTGCTTGGAGAGCCACCCATGTCGTACAGCCTTATTTTTCCGCCTTCTTTTTTAAACGCACGTAGATCGCCAGCGGGCGTATCCAATAAAGCCAATTGACGTTGATAATTGCGACTCATGTTTCTTCCTTAAAGAATTTTTGGTACACTACACTCTGCACCTCAAACCCATACTTATCAGCCTGTTTACGCCAGCCGGGACGACCAACGAACTCAATGCCGGAACAACCAGCATCTCTAGCAAACCTGTTGAGCAGGTCGAATATTTCATCATCCATATACTGCATATGGCTTGGCTCCATTGCGCAGTACTGAACAACCAGCATTCTGCGCCGTGGGTAATCTTTTACTTCCGTAATCACATGACCGTAGATTTTGCCTTCTTCATGCCCAATCCACAACTGCATCTGACCATTAAAAACAAACCGTAAGATGTCGTCTACCGTTGCCCTGCCTCTTGTCCATTCTTGGGATTTTGTTAAAAGAGGGAGCAACCCCGGTATCGTTTGAGCCACCATGCCCGGTGGTATCAAAGACACCATCATGCCGGTAGATACTTCTCGGAGCGGCTGTTCTTGGCGACCTTGCCCTTGCCCACAGTCTTGCCGCGAGCTTTCTGAATCCTGTCCATCATGGCGTACAGCTTACGTGCGCCAGCCTCAGTCGAGCCGTTGCCCAACTCGGACACGATACGTGCAGGTACGACAAACTCGCCGTCGGCTAAACGCGCAGGTTGCTTCTTTCCAATGACCGCAGGGATGGAATCAGATACACCATCGCCCGGGCCACGCAGCAACCGACCGCCGTCTGAGTAATCGCCAAGATGAGAGATGCCGCCGGAAGCCATCATGCCGCCAGCCGCCGCCCTTGGCGTGTATGCTGGGCTAAAGTATCGACGCTCGCGCCCATACGGATCAGGTTCTGGGAATGGGTTAGCTGGGTTTGCAGCGTATGTGTATTGCTGACCGGGGTCAGAATCAGTCTTTGTTTCTTCTTGTTTTTTCGGCTCCATTGCGTAAGCAAGAGCAGGCGCGGCGGCAGCAGCCAGTGTGGTTTTGGGGCCGTATGTGTATTCCACGTTCCCAAGATTTTTCATAAAAGCCGTGCGACCTTCCGGCGAAGTAAGCGTTTTAGCGCCCTCAATCATTTGGTTGCCAGATGTTTTCGCTGCATCCATAGAAAATTGCGCTGGTTGGGCAATATTTGGATTAAGAGGTGCTACTTGTTGACCGGTAAGTGCTGGCGATTTAAGCACGTTTGCTTGCGTAGTTGCCAAGTTAGGAGTGGCACTCAATGGAGCGTTGGTAAGAGCATCAACCGGTACAGTCGCAGGTTGTGGGACGTAACCCATGCCGCCCATAAAATTACCTGTTGGCACAACAGGCGCTGCTGGAGTTGCCGCCGCTGCTGTCCCCGCTGTCCCTGCTGCCGCACCACCAGAAGTTGCCAATGCACTGCCAATACCAGCGCCACCATAAGCGCCCAAGCCAGCCATCAAGCCCTTCTTGATGTCTCCAGTTGCTACCGTTGTTCCGCCGCCTATCAACAATCCTGCGGTCAGCGGGTTAATTGCTCCGCCAGAGACTGCCATCAATCCTGCGCCAGCAATCATTGGGAGTAGGCTTTTTAGAAAACCAGCTTCAGGCAGGCCAGTCTGCGGATTAATGGTTAACTGCCCGCCATGCGCCATAGCGATGTCGTTCAGGCTTTTTACTTCCCCTTTGGACATGTGAACGAGCATGTCGTCGCCGTTGCGTCCATGCCTTTCAAGATGTTTTGCAGCTTGCTGTAGACTCATATTAGCCTCGTGTAAACAGGGGTGGTTGATCGTATCATGTTGAGAGTGCCGAGACAAACGAAAGTGTGGCTACCACAGACTGGGTAGACGGCTTGGTTGGCGTACCAGAAGCGTTTAAATGCTGGATGGTTACAGCGGCATCGGTTGGCGACCAGTAAATTTCTACATAGTCATTTGCATCCATTTCCAAGAAATAATTCCAGCCAATGATTGAGTGACCGGGTGTACCACCGTGGCTGTTGGGGATTGAGACAAATCCGGTTGAGCCTGTGATGTCTACGTTATTCTGTTTCAGCCAAATATAAACATCGTGCAGTTGCACGGCTGTGTTCTGGAACTGCGCACTAAACTGAAGGTTGTATATACCTGAATTGGCTACTGTAATCTTGGATGTAGCAATCGACACCTCATTGGCAAAATCCGTGGTGTTGAGTGTCATCAGCGTGGCTGTGTTTGCCGTGGTTGCCTGATCTTGGTCGCTGGAGAATGCCCCGTACGGGAAGCGAATAAACCGCCCGCCGGACTCACCCAAAAGCGCCCCGGTCAGGTTGTCAAGCTGGTTGAAATACAGGCGCAGGATGTTTGAGTACTGCTCAATAAACTCGGCGTTGTACTCGTTCGGAGCCGCTGGCAGTCGTGGCTGGACGACTGGGCGATATCGGTTGATGATGGTTGCCATCAGCGCCTGCCGTCTGGTCTGATGTCAATCCGAGGCACACCCAACTGCCACTGAACACCAAGCTCGTCTGAACTTACCTTAAACGCCATCTGACGACCACGAATCCGCACATACACCTGTTGGGTGAACTCTTGGATGGCATAGGTTCTGGTGTTCTGGTAGTTCTGCGTACTGACCACATCAGGGTTGTTTGAGTTGCCATACGGCGCACCTGAGTTGGCGCGAGGCAGTACCGTGAACATGGCGGTCGGCTGGTTCACATTCGATCCGTCAAACGTCAAGTCAGGGATCAATCTCCAGACAAACCCAAAGTTGTGTCCATCCCCAATATCAAAATCAGAAGAAGTCACCTGCGCCACAATTGGCACGGACGGGTTCACTGTGCCGTCATCCACTCCGCTCTCATGGTACAGAAGCTGTGCGTTTGAGTTACCACCTGCCACGCCGTATGTGGTTGCCATTGGGAATGAGCGAAGGGAACTATCCAACCATGCTGTGCGGCCTTGGTTTAGATTCTGGTAGTTGTCCCAGTCGCCGTAATACCAAGTGTTTTCCAAGTGGTTGTAGATCACATAGCGGTTAACCACGGATGAGTTGGCAGAACAATACTGCCACCATACTTCACTGTAGCCCTCGTTTGTTCCCGCACAGAACTGAAACGCTTGCTCAAGGTTGATGTCGTTAAACACGTATTCCCGCAAGGTAGACGGCAAGGTCTGCACCCGACCAGAGTACATGTAAAACTTGTCTGTACCCATCCAGTAGGTGATGTTGTTAGCGGTTGCTATCGCATTTGGCCCAGCAATAGATATGTTGTCGCCCATGATCTGGAAACTCCAGACATACGGTGGGCCAAGGTACTGCATGGAATAAATGGCTGAATCCGTCAACACCAAAATCTCTTGGCGGGTCTGCATGGCGGTCACAATTTGTGAACCGTGACTCAGTCGGTAGCTACCCGCTTGGTTTGTTACAGCCGGAATCCATGTGGCAAAACTTTCTTGGTCAGACCAACGTATCAGCAAGGGGTCTTGGACGGTAGTGCCGTAATCGTTTACACCAAACGCAAGAACAAACCTTGAGGCATCCGACACCATGACAAAGTTGGCAACCGTTGGGCAAGATGAGTCAGTGGTAATCGTCCCGGACTTTGTAACAACAGCGGTGCTTGGGCCAAGGTATTGGCCTCGGTTAAATGTGCTGGCAGATGCTGCGTTTGCCCAGTAGTACAACGCACCGCCACGGGGGTTGAAGATCAGGTCTTCGCCAAAGTTTGACTGGCTCCACAAACGAAGCTGAATGCCAATCCCTGTAGCCGCAGGAGAACCCCAGCCAGTGAATGTGGTGGACTGCGTCACTATTGCATTGTCGGCGTGGGAGGCGGCTGCGCCTGAACCCGTCCCACTCAACCCACGGGTACACCCCAAGAATTGCGTTGAATTTTTACTTGTGTAAGAGATGTTCTCTGAGTCAATCAGAATGTTTCCGGCTGCTGAAAACGCTGCTGTTGAATCAACTGTGATTGTGGTGACAGAGTTGTTTATTGAGCCGTCAAGTTGGTTTGTTGCTGTACCAAAAACGATACCGCCCCAAGTACCTGCGCCCCAGCCCACATTCAGAGAGTAAATATCTACACCCGTTGTAATCTGATATGCGGCAACCACTGATGCTCCGCCGTTGCCCGAGTCCCCTGCGGCTGCATTGACTGAAGCTGTGATGGTGTATGAGTTTGAACTGACGTAGCTGGTGATCTGGAACTCTGCGTTCAAGATGGCGGCAGTGATGTTGCCACCCAAAGATACCGCGCCGCTAAACGTAACGAAGTCCCCTGCCTGCGCACCGTGGGCGATATCCGTGACTGTGATGATTGGCAACCCAGTGGTTGCGGCAAAGGTGACTTCGCCTGCGGTGGTGGTAGAGCGCAATGGGGTAACGTCGTACACCAAGCCGTTTGGCCCGTTCTGGATGTAGTACTTGAGGTTTGTGCCTATCGCCAACAGGTTGTAGCCCGTCAAATTAAGCCAGTTCCACATACCCCTAGCAACACCCCAAAGCGTACCCGTTGGGGGTTTTAACGCAGATACAGTTGTTCCCGTGTCGGCTGCCCACCCGCCAATCTTTTCTGGCTGACCTGAGCGGAACCGAATTTTGTTGGAGGCGTAATAACCACCCTCGTTAGAGTAGGAGGTGTTTTCTCTGTTTACACCGGGGCGGAAGGCGAGCTTTTGGAGTGGCATGATTAAGCTACAAGTCCGGGAACATATTGCGTTTTACCAGCGACTTTCATGGCGGTCAACTCCTGCTTCTTTAAGTTGTCTGGGTTGTAACTTACATGCACCCAACCACTGTCAGGAATGCCGGGGGTGTAAAACTCCAGAATCAACTGGGTATAGTCCAGATTATCCATGATCCACTGCGCCAATTCCGCATTTGGTACGCCGGGAATCTCTATATCGGCTGCTTGGCCCTTGCAATGGTCTGAGGTACGACTTCCGCCCACTGCTGCATTTGAGTCAGGAGAGCGATACCCAGAGTTCACCTTGACACCTTTTTGAAAGTGATCGCGGATCGGCTGGAGAACACGTTCAGCCAAGATTTTGAGGTACTCGGTTTCAACTGGCCCGGGAGTGTTGTCTAAGCCCATGCGCAGGGCTGTCTCGGATTTGGTCAGTTCGTGCAGGGAGAAATTGGCGGTCAGGTTCATTTCATGCTCCTCACTTGGTTGTACTGGTCGATGCAGGTGTTGAGTTGCCGGATGGCTTGGTCGCCTCGGGCGGTGAGATCGACAAGAGCTTGAGCAACTCGTCCGTCAAGCTCGGCTCTTGTTTCTGTATCTCCACTGGCAGCGGTGGATGGCTCGGACACTGACACGGGGCAGTCGGGCGCTTTGACAGGAATGAACAACTTGCGCTCGCCAGAGGCAAGATCAGTACGAAGCTTAATTTCTTTAATCCGTGCAACATCGTTGGCTTTCTTCAAGGTCTGGGCGTAGGTCTGGGCAACCTCTGCCATGCGTTGTTCTGTTTCCCGTGCCTGCTCGTTTAAACGGGCGATCTCCACCTGCTGGCGCTCATATTCGTCTTGCTCTCCACTGTAATACCCAGCCCCAAAACTGCCAAGTAGGGCAAGTACGATGCCAAGCAAGACATATGGGTTGAGCAAAGTCATTCGTTGGTCTTTCCACGGACGTAGGCAGTTGCCGCCATGAACGCCACCACAATCGTACCCATTGCAGCGCAGTAGGTGGTCACCAAACCATTCAGGGCATTGACCTTCTCCAGTGCAACCAGTTCAGATGCCAAGTAAGCAATGAGTACAGGCGGTGCAACCAATGCCGCCCAAGCCATGATCCTCTGTTGGTCAGCCATCTTGTCCATGTTCTCAATGACAATCATGCGCTCAGAGCGAGCTAACTCCGTGTCCGTCACCACGCCGTCGTGGTCGGTATCGAATTCGTTGTAGGTTGAGTCTTTCTCAAGTTGCTTACTCATGTTTCTTCCTCCGGTCAAAAATGGGGTTGTCCTCAAACTCTTTTGGACTGTCCCGATTCTTTCTTTCGATTTCTTGTCTCAGCTTCTCCACCTTCTCCAACTGCTGTTTGGCATCGTTCCTTGTCTCCAGTATGTCCAGATACATGAACGCCAACAACGGCAGCATCAAGGCCACCAACAAAACCGCCACCACCCAGCCCACCATTCCCATCACAAGCTCCTCAGTTGTTTCAACCACAGGAACCACGTCCACAGGTACAGGATAAGAATAAGGGCTAGGACGGCTGCTCCCGCTCGCAGGTTTTGGCTTCTTTCCCTTTGGTGTCGTTGCCATCTCAATCTTCGCTCCCGTTGTTCCTGTGCAAGTCTGGCAGCTTCTTGTTCAGCGGCTATGACATCCCGCATCTCAAACACTTTGCTGTACAGCGCACCCATTTCGGGAGGGCTTTGATACACCATCGTTTCCCTTATTGTCTTCTCCAACTCCGCCATCTGATCCTGCGCCATGACCCGCTTCAGTGCGGCTTCCATTTGATTCTGGTCAGGTTCGTAGACGTTTCTGGACTTCTCCTCCTCTTCCCGAATGTGTGCAGCTAACTGCTCTTGAATCTTGAAGAACTCGGTAAGCTGCTTGACAACCCCCACCATGACTTCGGTTTCGTCAACGGCAACGAACTTGTCTTTCTTTTTCGCCACAGGCTTGGGCGTTGACTGTTTTGCCTTGGGTTTAAAGAAGTTACTAAAGTTACTCCAAAATCCAGTAACTTCCCTATAAACGCCAACAGCCTCGTCAACAGTGCTTTTGACCTCCATGAAAGAAGTCTTCGCCTGCTTGTATAGCTCACAACCTTCCTTGATGGCGGCGACACAAGCATTAGCGGCAAAGAGAAGGCTGATCGGATCAATTTTCTACCTCAAGCGGTGCGTTCCCACATATACACAACAATATATGGTTGAAGGTTTGCGTCTGTACCAGAAGAACCTGTTGTGCTATTTGCCACGGTAATGCCTGTGGTTGCGGTACTAGTTGTATCAGTTATGTTTGCAGGAACAAAACAGTTTGTTGAACTGCCTGATTGCGGTAAGGCGCTACTTGGTCTGAGATAAGTGTGGTTGTGTCCGGGGTCTGTGACTGATGCAGTGTGGGTGTGGCTAACAACAATTGCATCTTTGCTGCCGCCTGTTGCGCCTGCGGTGTATGTTCCGCCTCCGCCTGTACCCGCGCCAATCATCACTCGGCCAGCACCAAACGCAGTCCATGTACCAAAACCAAGCAATGTAGCTGGGTTGGTTGACACTGTTGCAGTGTAAAGAGAACCAACAGGGTATAAAGCAGCCGCAATTGCCGCCTTAACAAATGCTGTTGTAGCGATTGACGTATCGTTATCCGAAGTGGATTGCGTCGGCGCTGTGGGGTTGCCAGTAAACGCAGGGGAAGCAATTGCAGCCACATCCGTGCCAATCACCAAGCCAAGGTTTGTTCTTGCGGCAGACGCTGATGTGGCTCCTGTACCGCCCTTGGCAATAGCCAATGTGCCTGTCAAGTTTGCTGCTTGTACTTCGTAGAAGTTTGTGCCGTCAGACCAGACAAGGACTTTGTCGCCGTCTGCAATTGCAACCCCAGTACCTGCGGCTGTTGTGTTGCCGATGACCGTAGAGTTGTAGATGGTAATGGTGTAGCCAGAGTTGTTCCAGATGATGTACTGTTTAGACACTGGCGGGGCGTAGATGGCTGAGGCTGCTGCCGCGCTGTTGAACTTCAACATGGCGTACACCGATTGGTTCAGCGATGCGCTGGAGGATGGCCCGTTGACATAGGTCAGGGCTTGGGCGGCAGAGGACACCGTGACAGCTTGATACCCTGCGATGGCTGTGTCCAAAACGTAGGCAAGGTTGCTGTCGGTGGTTGCACCCCACGCACCGGCTTGGTCGCCAGAACCAATCAACTCGATACGCAGGCTTGAGGAATAGGTACTGCTCATGGTGTTTCTCCTTGTGGGGGATTATCCGCGCTTTGTGTTTCTAACGCTGTGATTCGTGCTGTCAGGTCTGTGATGAGGGCTTGCTGTTCTTGGATGGCTGCTGTTAGGGTTGTTATTAAAAATGAGGTATCTATAGACTGATATCTTGGGCGGGAATGTTCGGCTCCTTCTTCATCTTTATAAATTTCTATTTCATCCTTTGTTCCAATAACTGCTTGTGGAATAATTGCCTGTAATTCATGGGCAATAAACCCTTCGCTTGTTTTATTTGGTTCAGATTTCCATGTGTAAGTAACTGGTTTAAGCGCAGCAACTTTTGCCAATGCCCCAGTCATAGGTGCAATGTTTTCTTTTAATCTGTAATCAGATGATGTTGTATAACTAATAGAATTAGAAGAAGAATAATAAATTCCACCGCCTGTATAAGCATTGTTAAAATCAATAAATCTTATTGCCGCACCATTTTGACTATTTGCACTATTTTTAATGCACATACCTTGTTGTGAAAAACCATCAAAAGTAAATTGTATGGTTCCAGTCAAAACAGTGGCACTTTGAGCCACCAGCAAGTTACCGCTGGAGTCGATACGCATACGTTCTGCAAGAGTGTCACTAATTCTTGTTTGAAACACCATTGCCCCACCAGTACCATTGGTGGTTGTGTTTACAGCATCAATTTCAGCAATTGTCCGAACGCTTGTATCTCTAGCTTGGAACAACAAAGATGCCGCATTGTTACCAGAAACAACCGTATCCCCTGTGCCATCGTGAATGCTTAATTGACCCGCAGTAGCCGCTGGCCCTTTTACTTCAAGACGATAACTTGGCGCAACACCAATCCCCACATTACCGCTGGAGTCGATACGCATACGTTCTGTGCCGTTTGTTGTAAACACCATTGGCGTATTTGACTCATTATGCAGAATGTATGAATCTACATTAGAGCCAACAAACCATGATGACCCAGCAGACGCTGTGTTTCTAATAGTAGAGCCAGACCCCCCAGCAACATGAAGTTTAGAACTCGGTGAAGCAGTACCAATCCCCAAGTTACCTGAGCTATCAAACCTTGCAATCTCCGCACCACCTTCAGCAAAAGCAATGGTGTCAGCGGCAGGGAAGAATATACCTGTGTTTGTATCTGTTCCCCTGACAGCAGGGGTTGCGGCAGAACCGTCGATGTCGGACAAACCGTCCGTGCCTGAAAGAATTAAACTCATGGTTTTACCTCAACGACCGCTTCAGGTTCTTGTGGGGTGGTTTCTACTGGAGTCTCAACTACCGCTTCAGGCTCCACAACGGGACTATCCACTGGTGCAGGCTCCACAACAGGCTCCACAACAACCACAGGGCGCAAGTCGCCTTTGTCCCATGCTGTAGTCTCTTGATTCCATGTGTAGAAGTATTCATCCACAGGCATAGCAATAGGTGGGTTCCACAGCCATGTGGCAGTGTCCAGCACCCAGTTATCAAAAGGCTTGGGGGCAATGAAGACATCGTTTGTCTCGTCATAGGTGTAGCCAATGCCAGCGTAGTTGCCACGCAATGGGCGACCTTGTGGGTGCTGGTTACCGAGCGTGTTGTAGCTGGTCTGAATCCAGCCGTGACCAACTGCACCAGTGTCGATGAAGTCTTGTTCAGCAACAATCACCTGAGTGACCATACCGTTTTCTACTCGGGCAAAGTGTGACAATTTAATTCTCCTTGAATGTGATGGGCGTTAGTTTATTCGTCATCGGGCATTTGCAAATTTCGTTGGATTTTCGCCGAAGGCGGCGTAAATGTATGTGCCACCGCTGCCGTTAATGTCGTCATCTGCTGTTCTGCACTTGAAGCCGTTGGACAAAACATCGATAGACACAAGCACATTGTTTGCTTCAGCGGCTGAACTGTTTGGCAAAAGATAATCTTGCATTTGGTTGTATGTTGACCTTGAGGTATCCCAAACAATCCAATTTCCTACAGCGTTTGTCTGCTTGACCATAACGAACCTCGGTCTAAATCCTAAATATACAAACACACCATCAGTAGAGCCATTGCCTGTGTATTTACCAAACGCAGAGTATCCAGCTACTGCGGCAAAGCAGTATGCGACATAGGTTGAACCATTTACATTTAAGTCAGTACCCGTGTTAGCGGCAGAACCAATACTAAACACAGAAGATGTTGGTGCAGTAGAGTTAAAATATAACGGCAGGTTTTGTTGAGCCGCTGTTGTTTGTAGTGTTAGCAAGTTTGTTGGACTGATTGAACTGTGATACACAATCCAAGAAGTGCTTGCAGTCGGCCTGCTCTTAATAATCATCATAGATGGTGCAACACCAAGTCCATGCCCTATGGTTGCGGCTGTACCTGTACCTGTATAAGTCACCACGCTAAAGCCAGCAGTTGCATTTGCTCTTACTTGTGATGAGATTGTCCCGCTGGTGTTTGTTACTGTTGAGCCGCCAGCGTTCCATTGCCAGCCAACGTAGGTTGAGCCAGATAAATTGCTATTTGTTGCGCTTCCAGTAGTGTTGTTTCCTAGATTGAATCCGTTTGAATTGAAGGCAATTACGTCCCCGCCAGCGCCAGTCCCGTTGTTTCTTTCGGCATCAGTAAGATTACTAGCCAATGCAATTCCAGCACCCCTGACAGAATCAATTAAACCGTGGGTAGCCGCACTGCTTCGCACCTTAACCCACACCAAATCAGGAGCAAATGAAACACCATTTGCAGAGTTATTGATTGTTTGCGTTGACCCATTACCCGTGTACAGCGTAGCCGCCATCACAGTACGACCATCAGGAATTGCATATGTTGTTGGCATGGTTGTTCCTTATAGGTTGAATGTGTTGAGGGCTACAAAGCCGCTTGGTGGGGTGTAGGTGAATGGACGTTGACCAGCGTTGACAGAACCAGCAACTGTCCTTGATGTACCGCCCAGATGATTGCAAATCAATTGCATATACGAGGAAGTTAATCCAGTGAAGGCTGTTCCTTGGCTTACATTGTTTTTATAAAAAACCAATGTTCCTGCGGTCAAATCTAGAGCAACCCCAATAACGTCATTGTTCGTGTAAGTCGCTCCATACGCCACACCAGTTGCGCCACCAGCGCCACTATACTTATTTCCATCACAATGGTACACATAACCATCAGTAACCAAATTAATTGTGGTGGTGTTTGTTTGTGTATTTGAGGACAAGATAATACCTATCGAAATATTTGACCCAGCACCGACATTGGTGGGTGTAACTTCCCAATAGTATTTGTCAGATGAAACAGCCAAGGTTCCTTTTAAGTACCAAACTCCACTTGTACTATTTGTATAAGTGAAATCCATGTTACCAGCCGTGACTGTGAATAAAGTTGAAAGTGGGTTTGCAACTGAATAATTAGCCGCTGTCGCACTTGTCAGTGTAGGCACATCGGTCATGCTGTCGTAGGTTGTGCCAGCAGTCAAAGAGATGTTGTTGGTTGTCCAGTTGTTTCCGTTAGGGCTGAAGTCATACCCCAAGGTTGTTGTGCTTGTGGTGTTGGTAAACGGCAAGTAAAAACCATTTGTGCCATACGAGCCACCATAGGTGATGGGTTGCCATACACCATAGGAGTTGAATGTTCCAAAACTGTTTGGTGTCAGGGCTTGACCGTCAATGAAGTTTATTTCGGTTAAGTAGCCGTCTAGATACCATTGACTTACATTTGAACGCCTACCAATATACAAAGGCATTGAAGCAACATTTATATTTGGCACAGTATTTTGTGCTGGGTATGTTGCTGTTGCATACGAACATTCAACACCATTTACATAAATTCTAACTCTATTGGCGGCTGTTGCTTGTGTTGTATCAACAGACAAAATAACATGATAATAAGCAGATGGGTCACGATAAACGGCATTAGTTTGAATTTTCCATGCGGCTGTTTGACCATCATAAAACTCAAGAGTATCAGCGGCAATAGATGAATTTCCATACCCAAAATAATGTATTGCTGTTGAATTATCTCCAGCCAAAAGTGATGAGGTTACTCCAAAAGAACCTCTTTTAACCCATAAACTGTAAGTAAAAATTTTGTTATTTGTTACAGAACTTGAATTTGTCCTATTCAAATAAGCAGTCGCACTTGAACGGAAACGCAAAGAGTTGTTCACATACTTCAATGGAGCCAAGTATCCAGTTGATGTGAATGTGTGGATGACATTACCACCAGTGATGGTGACAGTACCACCAGCCATTTGCTGAGTTGAGCCGGGGTAGCTGATGATGACCACGCCGGAGCCGCCTGAGCCACCAGCAACGGCTGTACTGCTAGAACCTGAACCGCCGCCACCACCGCCAGTATTTGCTGTGCCTGCTGTGCCAGCGGCATTTACACCGCCGTTACCGCCGCCTCCCGCACCACCAGTTCCCGCCGTCCCAGATGGATATTTAGCACCGCCACCTCCGCCAGCATAAGTGACCGAGGAGCCGCTTATGGATGAGGCAGTACCTGCACCTCCATTACCACCAGCCGCCGCACCAGCAGTACCCGCCGCAGTTGCGCCACCGCCACCGCCTCCAGAATCATTACCTACTCCGCCAGCGCCTCCATTATTTCCTTGGCTTGGGCTTGTAGATGGCGTATTTCCTGTTCCGTTTGTTGCCGCACCAGAATAATTACCACCACCACCAGAGCCGCCGTTTTTTCCGTTATAAAAAGAACCTGTATAACCGCCGCCGCCGCCGCCACCCGTAGAAGTTGTTGAACTAAATGCGGAGTCTGAGCCATTTGCAGATTGTGAACCGCTAACTCCGCCAGCGCCGCCAGCGCCTACAGTAACTGTATAAATTGAGTTAGTGTCTAATACGGCTGAACTTGTTCTAAAGCCGCCAGCACCGCCACCGCCAGAACCTGTATATTGACCACCGCCACCGCCACCAGCAACAACCAAATAGGATGCGCTCAAAGGTGTAATTGGAACAAGAGTGCCAGAAGTTGTAAATGTGTGAATGGTGTTACCACCACTTGAAGTGACGACACCGCCACCAAATTGTTGTGCGCCTACATAGGAAATGATGACGATGCCTGAGCCGCCTGATGAACCATTATTGTTAGGCCCACCACCACCACCACCACCAGTGTTGGCTGTGCCTGCTGTTCCAACAGAACTAGAAATACCGCCTGTTCCACCGCCACCGCTACCTCCAGCGCCACCACTGTTAAAACCACCACCGCCACCACCGCCAGCATAGGTAACGCTAGAGCCTGTAATTGAAGATGCTGTGCCAGCACCGCCAGCACCAGATACAGTATTGCCAGTTCCACCAGCCGCAGTAGCGCCGCCACCGCCGCCACCATAATTTACAAATCCGCTTGTACTGCCACCGTTGTTACCTTGTGATGGAGATGTTGCTGGAGTATTTCCTGTGCCTCCAGATGCTGCGGCAGATGGAGAACCTGCACCGCCACCACTGCCTCCGTTAGCACCATCACCACTACCTAAAGAACCACCACCACCGCCGCCAGTAGATGTTATTGAGGAAAATACAGAATCAGTTCCATTAGTTCCCTTATTGGAAGTTGATGTAGAACCAGCACCACCAGCACCCACAGTAATTGTGTATGACTGAGTTGGGTTTAAAGATAATGTGCTTGTTCTAAAACCACCCGCACCACCTCCGCCACCAGCGTAGCTGGTTATATTGTTACCTCTGCCACCACCACCACCACCAGCCACTACAAGGTAGGTTGCAGTAACCGATTGCAGTCCTGTCCACCCAAAGGCGGCAAGTGCGGCGGCTCCAATTTTTGATAGACGGGGCATCTGCGTGTCCTTATGCGAACTTGGTTTGTGATGCCAACACGGTAAAAGCGGCGCTTCCTGTTTTGATGATTACATAGGTGTAACTATCAATTGAGCTTGCATTGCCTGATGTCGGTGCAGTACCGCCTTGCCACTTGGGAGTGACGGACGAGCCGTCCACCTGTACAGCAGAGTTGTAGTAAGCCGTAGCACCATTGGTCACCAAGAAAGTCACAGACAAGGATTCGCCTGTTGCCATGATGGTGTTCAATGATGTGCCGCTTGAGCCTCTGAAGTTGACCGTGAAGTTACCAGACGCATTGGTGGTGTAGTACAAAACAACCTGAGTCAGCGCATCGTAGGCAATCGTGCCTGTTGCAGCAGTAGCAGAAATAGTCGTTGTTTCTCGGATTGTTGTGGCTAATTCATTGGTGATTGTTGGGCTTGTTAAGGTTTTGTTTGTCAACGTCTGCGTCAGGTCATTACCTGTCATTGTGAAGTCAGAGTCAGGCACAGTAACAGCACGGTTAGCCGCAGGGGAAGCCGTAAAGGTTGAAGTGAAATTGGTGGAGCCACCACTAAAAGCTATTGCCATGTTTTTTCCTTAGAAGACGACCAAGCGTTGACCGCTGGTAACAGTAATAGTAACGCCGCTGGCAACAGTGAGAGGGCCAACAGCAAATCCGTTCTGCCCGGCAGCAATAGTGCCACTTACCGTCACAGTGTCAGCATTTAACTGCACCGCGCCAATACCACCACCAATAGCGTTAGATGTAAATTCTGCGGGATAGGTGACAAACACATCCTTTGTACCGGCACTGAAGTTAACCAATGCGCCTGCGTTACTGGATGAAATAACTGTGGTTCTGGCAAGCGTTGTACCGGATGAATTGTATGTACCAATACCAACTTCCCATTCCGAGCTACTTTGCCCAGCAATGGTGTAATAGGTGGTGTTTGAGTTTCCTATGACGGCAAAGGACTGATACCCAGTTGATGCCCCGAGCAGAGTCACTGTCCCCGTACCCGCCGTGGTGGTGGTCTCTTTAACTCGGTCTGCAAGTACAAAAGCCATGTGCGTCCTTAATCCGTCTCAACCAACGTCCAGTCAGGGGTTTCTGAGTTGTCTACCAGCGCCCAGCCAGCAGTTTGAGAATTGTTGACATTTTGCCAGTTTGCGGTCTGGCTGTCATCTACCAATTTCCAGTAGATTGCAATTACAGACCCAACAGAACCTGTAGCCTGAACCCCAGTTAAAGCAAACGATTTGTTTAAACCAACCGTACCAACCAGCCCAGCAGCACCACTGCCTGTTATAGGGCCACCTTGAGAAAAGACAACAGTGTTAACTGCACCCGAAGCCACAACGCCGGTCAATGCTATAGAAATAGCGGGGCTTACTGTTCCAACTGAACCTATAGCTTCGTCGCCAAATGTTGCGTCAGACTCGTTGTATATGACCGTACCAGCAAGACCAGAAGCCCCAACTCCTGTTAACGCAACTTCTTGGCTTTGTGTAACAGTCCCGACCGCTCCTGCGGCTGACACCCCTGTTATGGCAAATATCTTTTCTGGGGTCAGCGTACCCGCAAACCCACTGGCGTGAACTCCGGCTATTAACGGGAAATTTGTCTCATCTACAGCACCAACATCTGCGTTGGACAAAACACCAGTCAAAGCAACAGATATGCTTTGTACAACCGTCCCAGCACTGCCCGATGCTTCTACGCCTGTTACTGCTTGAGAATTTACGGCGACAACCGTACCTACACTACCTGTCGCCAATACACCTGACAGAGCAAATTCTTTACCTGCTACAACTGTTCCAACATCCCCAGTCGCGGCTACGCCCGTCAGGGCAACGACGACTACATTTTCGCCAAGAGCGGCATAAGGTGACTGGGCGTATGCGGATATACCAAACATGGTCTACGGCCTGCGCCGCCTCCGCTTAGGTTGTGGCTAAACGCAACAAAGCCGTTGAAGTTGTGTCTGCTGGCATGGTCAAGGTAAAAGTTCCGGCACTGATAGTTTGTGAACCAAACGTATGGACAGAAACCGCCTTGTTACTCTGAGAGGAGTTGTAAATCAACACCGCATCAAACGCTGTGGTCAAAGTCACAGAGGTGTAGACCAAGCTAGCAGAAGGCGTAAAAAACGCCACGCCCGCCGTAGCAGATGCGTTTGTTGCCGTAGGAGGGTTTGCTATTGTTACCGTTATGCCACCTGCGGTGTACCCAGCACCAGAGACTTCTCCGGTTGTAGTGTATGCAGTGGTCGATGCGTTAATGGTAGCTGACGCCAAAAACAAAGCTGCTTTAAACGTATCAGCGGCAGATGTGCCACGGGTTGGCGCAGTGCCGAAGTTGTGAGTTGCTGTCATCAACTCGCCCATGAACGAGGTACACATTGATTGGGTATTTGCCACTTGGATTCTCCTTAAAACGAAGCTGCTCTGCCGCCAGCAAATGTTGGGGGCTTTTTCAAAGTTACATGCGCGGAACGGTGGACAAGTTCTCCGTCCAACCAGTACTCAACCCATGTGGTGTGTTCATTGTCATTATCGACTGTACCTTCCCGCTTTTCAAGCAGAGAATCGTCCATTTCGCCTTTGGTTGTAGTTACTAGCATTACACGATCCTTATGAGTGCTGACGTGCTGGTGTTTGCAGGCATCGTCACGGTGAATGAGGTGGTTGATGTTTTGTTGTTGCCAAAGTCAAGGACACAGACTGCGCCATTGTCTCCGGCTTTGTAGATCAACGCGCCACGGGCTGTGATCGCGCCTGTCCATGACGGAGAAGAAAAAGTCACGTATGTCACGCTGCCGGACGCTGTTGTTTGAGAAGACACTGTAGTGGTGACGATCTCTCCGCCTGCCACGTAGTTACCGCCTGATGCCTCACCAGTGGTTGTGTAGGCTGTGGTTGTCTCGTCCAATGTTGCATCGTTGGTGTACAGAGCCAGTCGGAACGTATCCGAGGTCAAGTTAATTGACCCGTTTGCCAGCCCTGCCCGCAGCGTATTGCAAGAGAAGTTGCCTTGAAAAGCCATCAGGTCACCGCCTGTCTAAACTGTCCTGACCTGTAAGCGTCTTGACGCTCCATGCCATCGCCCAGACGTTTCGCCAACGCAAGTGCTTCTTTGAACTTGGTGTCGTACAACGTGATGATGTCTTGCTCACCTTTCATAAAAGTGTAAGCCTCTACCAATGAGCCATACAGCAAAACGGAATCAAAGTTGTCCCCCAACCATGTTGTGGTCGCGGTGGTGATGGATTCTGGGTAGTAATAGTAGTGAAGCTCAACGTAATACGCCGCATCAGGCGTTGGGCCAAGGATAATTGACAATTCGTTGGTGATCGCAGAACTGACAATCGTCGGGCCAAACAACGCGTAGTATTTTGGAACACCTTTGTCGTTTGGCGCAGGGTACGCCTGACGGATGAAATTCACATCCTTGTTGAGTAAATACTCAAACGTGCCAGTGTCCAAATCACCACCAACAACACCTGTCACCAATGCCAACGAATACACAGACAAAAAGTCATTTGGCAAAGACACGTACTTATTGCTTGACGTGATCGCTGTGTACTGATTCTTGCGAAGCGACGGGAACTGAACCGAGTTGTAAATGCGCTGCTCAGCCTGCTGAATGAACCGATTGATCTGAGCGGTTGAATTCTCAGTCGATCCATCAGCAAGGTATACAGGGGGAAACTGATTCTCCGTGTATGACTGAATTGCAATTACAAGCTGGCTGTAGTTCACGCCATTGGCCCCCGCGCCATCACGCCTTTAGTAGCCGCGCCAGTGCCACGGATTTTGATACCAGTGGTTTTGGTGGGCTTGTAGTCATTGCTGTGAGCATTTGCCTCAGAGACGTTTAGGTCTTTCATGTATTTTTTATTGTCAGCCTCACCAACAACAACGCTTGGAACTATTTTTGGTTTTTTGTAATCAACCATCTTAGCCTCCGCGACCAGAAGAGCGTTGGTTCATGACCTTCGCCATGTTGCGACCATACTTGAGCATGTTGGCGTTTGTTTTGCCGCCAGCCGCCATTTTGTGCATACGCTTTTCGTGGGACTTAACTGCTTTGCCCGCGATCTTTTTTACCTGCTTCGTGTCCATGTTTAAACTCCTAAGTTACGCTTACCGTGACTGTACCAAGTTCCACCGCTAAAACCAAATTATTTGGAGTCAAAGCAGCATCAAAAAACGCTGCCCCACCCACTGGGTTCCAGCCCCACTGAAAGATTCGACTACCACCCTCCACTGTCCCAGTACCCAATGGGCCTGTACCAGTTGGGACAATCTGCAACCCGCTTGTTCCTGACAACACATAGCTGCGGTCAGGACGAGGATTCCTTAAAGCCTGTGGGTCGTCCACCGGGAACATACCCAACTGCAACTGCGGTTGATCAGGATCCCAGCAAGCCGGGCAAACCAACAGGTTGTAGTTCTTGGTCTTGATGATCTCCGTCTTCAAGATGTTGAGCTTGAACCGCTGATCGCAGCGATCACACTGCGCAATCGCGTGCTTACCACTGGCAAACCTGTTGCCCACTGTTACCTCCCAATGTAGGTTTGGCGGGGAACAAGCCTCAAGGCAGCTTTCTCATGGTCTTCGTACGCCGCAAGCTCCCAAGCCTCGTCATACTGCTGTTTCAGGAAGCCAAGACGTTCTGCGCCAGTGGGGATCTTTCCGGCGATGTAATACGACAACCCCGCTGCCATACAAGGCAGGAAGCGGAAAGGAACGTCCATGACGTTTACACCCCCACCAGCGTCTTGGGTGCGGCGTAGACGCCAATACACCAATTGGTAGGTCTGTGCGTTGTCCGGTGTGGGCCAGACGGTTACAGCGGGAACCTGCTCCCAATACACGGTCGCATTGTCCGCATGGCTTGCCGCCGTGGTGTTTTGCTGCCCACGGAAGCAGTTGTACAGGACATTCCCGTCAATGTATCCATAGTTGATGATCTCATTGTCAATCTTGACAAACCCGGCGGCTGGAAGCCCCACCACGGAGTCCAACGTAATCTGGGTAACTGTGCTGTTAATTGCACCGTCTAGGGTTAACCCTGTCGTTGATGTTTGTCCGTTGTAGCGTTGAATCCAAATCTGGATTGGTCTGGCTTGCGTGATCTTGTTGGGGATCGTCGCATAAGTAGAAACGCTGATGCGGGTGATGGTCAGATCAGCCTGAGTTGAGGCGATGTTTCCGCCAGTACGGATGACATGCTCCAACAGGTCAATGGTGTCGTTGGGTAGAGGGTAGGTGTTCTGACCCTGAACCAAGTCAATTGTGCCAGTCTCAATTGTCCACAGATTGATGCCACGGTTGGCCCAATCAGCAAACATGATGTTTAAACTGCGTCTGGCTGTACGTAGGTCATACCCGGTACGCAACTCACCACCGGCGCGTTCAAACGCTTCCTCGACCAACTCGGTGAGGTCTAGGTTAAAGCTTGATGCACCAGAGGTATTTGCCATTATCTAAACCCTGCCGTTTTCTTTGCAATGTTCTTTGGTTGTGCCACAAACTGTTTGCCCTTGGCTTTGCCCGCCCGCTTTGCACGGGTTGTAGCGGCATACTCCGCTGGGCTTAGACTTTTGATCGCGGCCTCTGGGAGATACCGCTCACCCGTTTTGGATGAGGGTTTACCCGACTTGGTTCGCCATTTCTGGTCGCCCCAAGATTTAAGGGATTGTTGCGGTGCTTTAAGAGACATTTTCTACCTCTTGTATTTTGGCAGAGATTAAATAGTCTTTTGCTTTTTGTAGCAAATGCTCACTGTCCCCCAATAACCCAAGCCCACGATTGCAATTTGGGCAAAGTAGCCCACGAACTCTTCCTGTAACATGGTCATGGTCAATACACAACCAGCTAAATTTTTCTTCTGGCTCACTGCAAATTGCGCAGCAGCCATGTTGGGCTTCATACAAAACATCGTACATTTCTTGAGTTGCCCCTCGACGTTTGAGTCGTCGATTTGCTACCACCCAATTTTTTCTACGCCAATCATTGATATGGTCTCTATTTTGTACAGCCCATTCTTGCCGTTTGGCCTGCATACACAGCTTACATTGCGACTTATGTAGATGTGACAATTTACCGCCACGGCTAAAAAACTCCGTCAAAGGTTTTTCTTGTTTACATCCAGTACAAGTTTTAATCACGATAGCCACCGCCTGCTGCTTTATATTTTTTAGCTACAAGTTGACTTTTTCTTGCCGACCACTGACCTGCGCCAGTACCATGTGTTGCTGCTGATTTGACCTGAGCCACGATCCGCTTGCGCAGGCTAGGCTTGGTGTAGTTGCCAGCGGCGTTGACCTTACCGCCCTCTGCATACATGTCTACGTCTTGCGGCTTGTCTTTACGACGGACAGCCTTCTTCCCCGGCATCTTCTTCGGGTTGATTGCGCCCATACCGCGAGAGGCCATCATCAGATCATCTTCCCACGGGTTTTGCCTTTGACAGCGCAGCCATCAGCACGGCTGGAAGCAGTCATACCGCCCTTGGCGAATCCTTTACCCATCTCCGTCTTGGTGGTGGGTGCAGTCTTCATCTTCTTGCGCATCTCTTCATCTTTTGCTTCTTCCATAGACTGCTTTTGACCGGGGGTCATTGAGTCTTCTTTGCCGCGAGATTCGCGCTTTATTTCAGCGGCGGCTTCACGTCTATCTTTGTTACCAGCTTCTTGAGCTATTTCAATTTGTTTTTTCTTTATAAAACCCATACCCCCCAAACCCACCGCTGGGGGTATATAAGCTAGTGGAGATAACTTACCACTACCGCCGCCAGACCCACCACCCTCAAGTGGGTTCAAGTCGGTGTAGTGCCTTGAATGTTTTCCCATGATTTACCTCAATACATTTTGCAACGGGTTTTGCCGCGAGATGCAATACCATCACCACGACGAGAAGCGGTCATGCCGCCAGAAGCCATTTTGACTGCGCCACCACGCTTAAAGTCTGAACCCGGTTTAAAATTCATAAAAGGGTCTTTAGAATTACGTTTTGCTTCAGCGGCAGCGGCGCGGGCTTCAGCGGCGGCGGCGCGGGCTTCAGCTTGTGCAATTTTATCCATACCCTTGGGGCCAGCAGCCCAAGCGTTTGGATTGGTCACAGTCGCATTTCTGCCGGGAAAAGCAACATTACGAACTTCTTCCATGTCTTTTATACGCTGACCTGCGGCACTCAAAACGTCTTCACCCTTGCCTGCTTGTTTAGCAGTAGTACGATTGGCTAAGTTTTTTGCTAGGCTTGCAGCTGTTTTGTAGCCACCGCCGGGAGTTAAGAGCTGTTCTGGGTATACAGGTTCAGCGGCTTGCAACTCTGGGTTAGCTTTTAACCTTTTCATCTTGGCGTCATAAGCTGCCTGAGCACGGGAACGGTTCTTCATCTCATCTGTAGAAATTGAAGCTTTGCGGGCATCTGTTTTTCTAGCTTGCGATTCTGCCTTTGATTTAAGGTTAGCTACTTTTGCCGCATCAAGATTTCGTTGATACGCTCGAAAATCAGCTTTGTTACTAGCTATATCTTTTTTATCTTTTGCTGCTTGCTTGGCTTTATCTTCAGGAGTTTGATTTAATATTGTTTTTGCTTCAGCTTGAGTCATATCTTTATCTGAGCGTAGTACACCCTTAGACTGACTAGGGTCACCATGTTTAACTTCTTTAGCAGGTTCATCAGCTTTTGGAAGGTCTTCAGCCTTTACTTCCCGTTTATCTACCGGAGCAGGTTTAGGTTCAATTTTAATTTCTGGCTTTTTGTAGCCTTCATTACTGTAATCTTCGTCTTTTGCAGCTTCAGCTTTTTTAGCACCAGACACGGCTTCTCTTTGCGCGTCTGTTCGGGCTTTAGACGATTTTTCTTCGTCATCAGTTGCAGAGGGGCCTTTTGCGTCCTTACCTTTGGACATCATGTAGGCCGCAGCACCCAGTGCAGCAAGCCCAGCTAACCTTCCAGCGCTTTTCTTTGCCATGATTTACTCCTTAGCAGGTTTTGCCGCCCATTTTCATGCCCAGTGGCTTAGAACCAGACATCTTGACTTGTGCGCCCTTGGTTTTGCCTTTGGCAGCGACACCATCGCGGCTTGGAGCGGCGGTCTTTACAGTACCCATTTTGGCTTTGGTGATACCACCGTTGGCCATTTTTTTCATACCAGCTTCTTTCATCTCATGCTTGACCATAGACTTAGGTGCGCCCTTAGCCTTCATGAAGCTGACCTCTTTTTTGACCATCGCTTTAGATTCTTTCATTTCGCCACCCTTGTTAAAAAGTTCGCTCTTACCTTGATTAGTCTTTGGCTTGTTGACCGCTTGCGCGTCAGCACGGCTTTTTGTGCCTTTGCCAAATTTCATACCCTTGCTGGCTTCGCTGAAATCCTTGCCCACTGATTTGGGGACTCCAACCTTCTTCGCAAACGCTGGGTTGTGAGCCACAGCATCCATGAATTTCTTTTGTTTAAGACTTGTTGCTGGCATCACTTCCCCGCTTGAATAAGCTGGTCAATTTTTGCTTCAAGGCGGTTAAACCGCTGGTCAATGTGGTCAGTAATTCTCTGAACCTCTGCGTTAGTTGCGTAATCACGGGCAATCTCCTCGCGTGTGATGTTGAGCAGGCGCTCAATACGTTTGACATCTTCGAACTTTTCGCGGATAAAAAACCACAATGCCCCCATGATGAGGGACAGTGCGGCAGACCAGATTGTTGCGATGTCCATCAGATCATCCTACCCTTGGTCTTACCTTTGACGGCACAGCCATCAGCACTGCTGACGTATCCACCATCTGCGCAGTTCCACGCACGAAGGCTCTTGTTAATCCTTGAATCCGGATCGTTTGCGGTCTTGGCGCTGGTCAACTTCGCTTTCATGCCTTTCATACGGGCGCAGAAAGAGTCGCGGCGACTGCCGCCGTGTGGCTGAGGCGGTTTTAATCCGGGTTTCCCCGGATTTGCTGCGTTGTAGGAAGCTCGTCCTTTGGCGTTCAAGCCGCCCTTCTCGGACTTTCCTTCCTTCCTCTGCCATGCGGGGGACTTAGCCATACACAATCGTCACGCCTGTGATATTAGTCACATCAACGTAAACGCCTGTGGCAAACAAAATTCCTTCGCCGGGGATGGGTAGAAGAAACGTGTTTGCCGTGCCTGCGGGGGTGTCAATTTCAAGCTTCAGTGTGCCTGAAGTACTCGTTCCATCATAGAACTTAACCGACCCTGCGCTTGCCCCCGCAAGACCATATACAGCTTTTACACGGACACGGTAGTCAACCGCTTGTCCGTCTGCCGTTAGTCGCGTTGACTGGACATCATATTGCATGAGCCGCTCCTAATTAGGAATTTGCAAACGGTGTGGCAACAGTACCAGAACCAAGCAAAACACCTGTGACATAGTACTTCAAAGAAGCCAAAACAGTCACGGTAATCCAAGAACCTGCTGCTCCACCAGTGGTAGTGCCGTCCAAGTTAATGACATCATTTGCTGCTGCGGGAGCATAACCAGTGGTTGCACCAGAAGCATCGGTTGCTACCAATAGCAGCGAGCCAACAAATTTATCTGTGCCGTCAGTTTTGATAGCCACGGCAGTTGCGGCGGTTTCTACAAAAAATGTGTAGGTCGTGCCAACATTGTTCAGAGTATTAGGGTCTTGACCGGGGCCGCTAGAAGTAGGGTTTGCTGTTGCGTTGATGGTTGGCAGGGTAATAATCAAAGTCGCATCGTTGGTGCGAATTACCTTACCTGCGTATGTGGCAACATCAAGCGTAACGGTGTTTGTGCCGTTGGCAAGATTAACAACTGTATTTGGGCCTTGGGAATAGAAGCCAGCCATTGAACGGACTGGGCCTTGAAACGTAGTGCGAGCCATGTTTTTTTCCTTACATGCAAGTGGAGGTGTATCAATCTGCATGTCGTCAGCCGGGACTGTTTGATACACCGGAGAACCCCGGAATGGTTGCAATATACACCAAAAGAAAAGGGGGCACAAGGCCCCCTTTCCGGTTTATCAGGCAGTGCCTGAAGAACCAAACATACCCAGAGGGTCAGACCAGCCGAAGCTGTAACGCTCACGGGCCTTGTAACGCACGTTGCCGGTATCGAAGTCGCCGTCCATGCTGTTAGACAGCGGAGTACGAACGAAGTGCTTCAGACCGTTTGGCACGTCTGTAGTCAAGAACCAAGCGTTGGTGTCTGTCAAGAAGTGGTTGACAGTGTAGCCGCCGGGAATTGCGCCCATTTGCTTGATGGCGTTGATGTCGTTGTCCGCTGTAGACACACGCAGTTCGGTGTCTAACAAACGTTTAGCGACAAACATCAAGTTTGGAGGAACAATCATCTTGACAGGCTTGGCTGCAATCAACAAACCACGCTCATCAGTCCAAGCAGCGATCTGGATAACGGCGGCTTCCAAAGAAGTCTCGTTCAAATCAACTTGGGTAGAGGGAGTGTTGCTGTTGACACCGCCAGTAATCAAGGGGTGGCTGGTATTAAACAAAGACACGCCGTCGCCACCGGGGTAGCTAGAGCTAAAGCCATTGTTCAGGACGGCAGCAGCCTTGACCTGTTTGGTGTAAGCCATAGCGCGAGCCAATGACTTGGTGTAACGAGACGACAAGCTGTCGTACAAGTTATCTTCAATCGCTTCTTCAGTGATTGAGAAACCCAAGGCGATGGTTTCGTGCGTATAGCGGGTTGACCATGCCTCTTGTGCATTGTCATAAGCGATGGCAGAACCTTCGTTTTTGACTGGTGCAGCAGAAAAGCCGGACAGTTTGGTTTCTTCTTCAAAAGAACGCTCAGAAGTCTCAGTTTCGTAGATTTCTTTGTGTTCTTCACCGTAGCGAGCATACTCCATACCGAACAAAGCGTTCAATCCGGGGAGCAACTCTTTCAGCAGTTGTGCGCGTGAAATAGCCATGATTTAAGCTCCTGTTTAAACGCCAGAGGCGATAGTGGTTGTATGAATCTCAAAGTTCCAACGAACGATGAGTTCGGGGAACACCACGTTGCCAGAACCATTGACATAAGATGTCTCAGGCACAACGTCAACGACGTTCATGGGCAGTGTTCCTGTGGTTGCAGACGCTGCAACGGCTACTCGGCTGTCGCCTGTAGCTGTCAAACCAGTGTTCTGAACCAATTCCACGTTTGTACCAATAACGGTAAATTGCGTGGTAGATGACGGCAACAAACCAGAAGTTGCATCATCAGCAGTAGTACCTGTAGCAATCACAGCCTTGAACAAGGTGTCAGGGTCATTACACACATAAGCGGTAATAACTGTACCTGTTGGAGCAGTAGTGTTTGCAGGATAGTACTGAGAGAAAATGACCTGACCTTGCGCGTTAACGTAAGAGCAGCCCATGAAAACGCCCATGATTTGTGAAGTTGTCACAGTTGCACGAGCGGACGTGATGGCAGATTTGATAATCGTGCCGGTGTTTACCATTTCTACAGCATCACCAAAAAAGATGGAGGTGTTGTAGGCCGAGGCAATCCGATACTGACGAGTAGCGCCCGCGAAGGGTGTACCGCCGTATAGATTGATCGGCTTCAAACCATAAGGTTTATCTACCGTTGGGTAAGCCATTTTAGACTCCTAAATTTAAGAACCAGAACCGAAAGTGACATTCGACTTCTTATCAGCGAATAACGCCATATTGGATCGAGAGTCTCTTTCCCGAAGGAAATTGTTGTCAACCGATTCCATTTGTGACTTGTTCAGGTTGTCAAAGTGCTTAGCACGTTGCTCCATAAACTCAGCCGGAATGCGACATAACAACAGTCCACCAATTTCAATACCGCCTTTAAAGCGGCCTTCAGTGGCAGCGTGCATCATGAGTTCAGGATATTCTTCCGCTTTTACGGGTTCGTATCCCTCACGTAACTTAGAAGAGATATTGCTAGGATCAGCAGCACCCAAAGTACTTAAACGGATATAACGATGTTTCCAACCGGGGCGGTCATCGGGCATAGGTAACGCTTCGGGAGCTCGCCAAGACGTTGGTCTATAGCTGTTAGCTCGGGTTTCCAATGCTCTGTCTAGACGAGCTTGCGGTTTTTTTGTTTCGACGTTTTCCATGATTAAGCACCTTTTCTAAGTAAAGCAACCTGTCTTGCATATTCTTCAATAGGCACCCCAAGACGTCGCGCTTGCGCGGCTTCTGATGCCTTTAACCGAATACGGTTAGGTGGTGTACTCCGCGAGGCTGGAGCCACTGGCGAAGTAATTCGTGTTGCACGGCGCGGCGGATCGTAATCATCCTCGTCAACCGGTTCTGACGTTCTTTTCTTTGGAGGCGGTTCGTCATCCTCATAGCTCTGTTCACTCTCAAAGTGCTCAGGAAATCGTTTGCGCATCGTTTTGTCGATGGTTTTGAAGTACTCTTCAGTACCTACATAGTCCGCACCATACTCTTTCTGCAACTTTCTGTCAATACCCATTGCAGCCATAGTCATCTCGTCGTCTACGCCCCACCAATCGCTGTTGTTTTCCACCCATTTTTTAGTACGGGGAGATACTCTTGGAGCCTCATCAACTTCGCGTGCGGGAGCCTGAAACTCTCTGTCCTCATTCTTGATTGGCTTCATGCTCTCGGCACGATCAATCTTCAAAGTGGCCCTAGCAATTGCCTCTTGTGCCTGTACAATTGCATCAGGATCAGCAGCTTCGTACGCTTTCTTGTACTTCTCTTTGGCGGCGTCCAATTCAATTTGAGCAGACGATTTTGACTGCTCAATATAGGCTTCGCTGCCTGTAGAAAGTTGTTGCTGAAGTCGCTTGTTTTCTTCAAGAATTTGTTTTGCGTAGGCTTCAGTTGCTTCGCGTTCCCGCAGAGCCTGCTCCTTCGCACGGCGTTCATCGTGATAGCCACGGGTGAACTTCTTAATACGTTTTTGAACCTTCTCGTCGTAGGAGGCTAACTCTTCGTCAGTTACTTCTTCGACTGGTTCTTTCATGGGTTTACGCCCACGGTCTTCAGGAGGAGTATCGTCTTCGATCTCGATCTCAAGTTTCTCTTCAGCAGTTTTCTTGCCTTCTACTTCATCTGGAAACTCGTATGTGTCGTCAAATTTTGTTGCCATGTGTTACTCCTTATGCAGCTCGTGTAATGCCACGGGGGTCTTCTACAACCGCTTCCACACTGTCATCGTTGATGATGCGGAACTCACGGCCATGAATCTTCAGACGGGTGCCTGAATTGGGTCGGACGATGACAAAGTCACCTTCCTTGCACGACGGCCCACTGGGGAACCGGGTGGTGTCTTTATACGCATCAGGCCCAAGCTTGATAACGAACAGGACTGGGGTCAGCACTTCTTCATAGTGCATGGTCTTTGAGTCTTTTATAAGACCTACTTCACTGTCTTGGTATTCCTCCATTGCTTCGGGAACAACGCACAAGAGGCGAAAGGTTTTGGGGTCGGGCAACTGCTTGGCTTTTTCTTCAGCAGTCTTATTCAGAATGCCAGACAGATCAACGGCAGCGACATCAAATTCACTCATCAGCTTTCTCCATTTTTTGCACAAGGTCTTCAATGATGTTTTCTGCAAAGTTCAAACCTTGGATAACTCCGCAGATTCTTCGGTACTCTTCAAAAGTGTCGCATCGACCAGCAGCTGCGTAAGCTTCACGCTCTTGTTTCAGCTTTTGAATCTCTTTGACTATGAGAGCCAACAGTTTGTAGTCGCTCAATCTTTCTCCTTCTTAGGTGGTTGCTGAGATTTTTGACCGGTGTTTTGAGCAGCGCGATGAGCTGCTTGTTGCACGGCCATTTGCGCCTTGTGTTTTGCAACATCAATGCCCAAACGTGCACCCTCAATTTCTGATTGACGAGTGGCTTTGTCTTTTGCAGCGGCTGCTGTAGCCGCGACCTGCATAGCAGCGATCTCTTTTTGAGCCGCGATACGTGCTTCCTCGACGCGAATCTGATCTGCTTTGGCGGCAGCATCAATTTGTTGCTTTTGTTGTTTCAACTGCAACTCGCCCTGTTTAATCTGCAACTCTTGCATCTGCATCTGAACAATCGGGTCCTGCATCTGCTGTTGGGCTTTCTGTTGTTGAGCCTCTTGTTGGTTCTGCTGCAACAACTGCGTAGACGCTTGAGCCGCCATCACAGCAATTTTGTCAGCCAACTCTGGAGCAACTTGTTTGTTTTGCTCTTCCGAAGGCAGTGTTACGCCCATCGTCATCTCAACTTGTTTACGATACTCAAACGCAATGTGTTCGTTGATGTGAGCCATCGCTGAGGCCATGATCTGCTGCGCCATCGGATTCATCGCCATCAACTGCTGAATCTTCGGGTCTTGTATCGCGGCCATGTGTACAGCGATATGCGCCTGATGGTTCTGCTCCATGAACGCTTTGACCGGCTTCATAGTCAGCAACGCTTGGTTCTCAGACACGGGGTCAACAGGTATGGCGTCGTCTTCTGTTTTGACCAACTTGTTCGCGTTCTTCACACCCAAGACCTCAATCATCTGACGGTGTAAGAGAGATAAGTCATACAACTGGGGAGCCTGTTGCGCCAACTGCATCACTGCTTGGTACTGCACAATCTTTTGTGCCATTGTTGCTGCGTTGGGGTCACTCACAGGAATGACGTCCACTTTCTCGTAGTCTGATTTACGAGCAGCGCGGCTACCTTCTTCTGGTTCGTAATCGTAGTCTTCTGGGGCGTAGTCAGCGATGATGACCTTGAGGAGTTTGAACTCCTGTTTCATGGTGAAGTGCATACGAGCCTGCACAGCACCCATCACTTTAAGAGTACGCTCAAGCAGAGCCAATGTTGTACCCACTGGAGCTTGTGCCGACATGTCGGACACATTCATATCTCCTGATGAGGCAAACGCTCTGCCTTCTTCTACGATGTTTTGGAACAGGCCAAACAGAACCTGACTTGGCTCTTTGTATGGCAGAGGGAGAATGTTGTCCCTGATTGAACCACTTGGGACGTCTACGTCTCTGAACTCTCCGGGTTGGATGGGCGTGTCGTCGCCTTTGATGCGAAGACCGCGAGACTTGAGGCCCCCGGGTAGGTTTGAAAGTGTTCCCGCATCCACGAGCTGGCGGATGAGCATCGTCGCGCTCTTTGCGTATCCTCCGATAAGGTGGATAAGACCATAACCATAGAATCCAAAACCGGGGATGTATTGGTAGTGAACGAAGTGTTGGCGTTTGAGTTGGAGTTCATCGTCTTCATACCAATTTCTCCTGATGGCCAACACTGTACCAGTCTGTTTTTCAAGCGTGACAACATAAGGCAGAGCAATACCTGTTGGCTTACCCTTCTTATCAGTGTGTTCAAAGCCGGGCAAATCTAAGTCAACATGCATCTCAAGGATACGATATCTGTCGTCTTGAGTAGCTGACATCCCGTTCTCTTCGGCTTTTTGCTTCTCAATGTCGTCCAACTCATAGCCGGGTTCACCCAACTCTACATCAGCGTAAAAACCTGCATTCTGGAGTCGAAGAATCTCGTTCTCAGTCTTACGCATCACATGAGTAACACGTTCTGCTGTCTCTAAACTTGTGGCTCCATAAGGCACTACGATGTCTTCAGCAGGAATAAATACTGCTGCTTGACGACCTCTGCTTGGGTCGTAATAAACTTTTTTGAACGCAGAACCAGCCAAAGGTAGATTCCACAACATCTTCTCATGCTCTGGTCGGTACTCGACCATCACCTCAGTCAGCTGGTAGTTCATGTCCTCCTGCACGCGCGCGGCTGCGTCTTCTGCTTCAGGGGTGTCTCTGCCAATAATTTTCGTCTTCACAGGCCCCATCGCGGGGAACGTCTCGGTGATGCCTTCTGACTGAAACCGCACTACTGACTCTGTGAGCATCGGGTGAAACACACCACACGCCCCCTGCCAAGGCTCTGTTCTTTCCTCATACTTCAAGCCCAACAGCTTTAGTCCATCAACGTATGTTTTGATCCAGTCTTTGCGGTCTTGGGTGTCTTTATCAAAGTCATCAATCAATTCAGAACTGAGCATGGCCAAATCTTTGTCGTCCATATACTCAGCAAGATTGGCATCAAACGTATCGGCTGTTTCTTTTTGTGGTTTGAGATCAATCTCAATGTCACCCATGCCGATACTCACCGACTCAGGGTCTTCGATCTCAATCTCAATGTCCGGCGCACCCTCTGGAATGAGTTCTTCAAGTCCTTGAGGAGCTGCGTATAAGCCTTTACTGATCGCCATTTTGTGTCCTTACACCGTGTAGTACCGCTCAGCGCGGCGACTTTTAAAATACTGAATATCATCAGGTTCGTCGTTTGGCAACCTGATGAAACCTCCCTGACGGAATCTCGCAAGGGCTTGTGTAGTTGAGTCAACCAAGTCGTCGTTTGTGCCGCTTGGAAAGTCGTTGCACTCCTCAATAACCTCTTGCGCCCATCTGCGGTCCGGTGCCCATACTATCCCTGAAGAAAACAAGTCAGAGACAGCATTTACACGGGCGATCTTATCCTGTCCTTTACCCGGCGTAAACTCCCCAACAGGCACTCCCATGCGTCTAAATTCTTGATACAGAGCTGCTCCGTTGGACTTCTTCTCCACCACAAACGCATCTGGCCCCCACTCTTTGTACTCCTCCAGCACCATCTTCTTCAGTTCTGGAAACTCCATGCGTTTTTTGATGGCGTTGAGCAATATGATGTTGTAATTGTTCGTGTTCTCATTGAAGAACACGCCCCATGTGGTCAGGGCGTTGTAGTCAGCGCGGGTGTTGGCTTCTTGTGCGGCGTCCAGACTCATAATAATGAACTCGCAGTTGGGTGGTGGGGCATCTTGATCCCATATCTGCCACCACTCCCTTTTTATCAGCGCACCTTCCTCTGATACGGGGTTCTGCATGTACTGGGCTTCCCAGTACCGCACGTCCATGCCAGCCTTTTTGGACAACAACTCCTCAATCGACCAGAACTCGCCCCACAACGGCTTGTCATTCAATATGGCAGGGAACTCAACGACCTCCCAGTCGTCTACACCCTCTTCTCGACCCATCTGGCTGATGATCTGGCCTGTCAAATCTAGTTTTGACCACCGAGTCATCACAATGATAATAGCGCCTCCCGGCATAAGACGCTGCAAAGGGCCAGACTGGAACCACTCCCAAGCAGGGAGAAAAACATCGGGGCGTCCAGTTTTTGCGTCTTGTTCAGAATGAGGGTCATCAATGATGAAAAGGTCCGCACCACGGCCAGCCAAAGCGCCGCCAACACCAATTGCAAAGTATTCACCTTGGGCATTTGTTCCCCATCTTGAAGCTGATTTACTGTCAGATTGCAGTTCTACGCCCGGAAAAATGTCTTTGTAGTTATCTGAACCTACAAGATTACGAACGCGGCGACCAAAATTAACAGCCAAATCTGCTGTGTGAGACGCCATAATGACCTTCTTATGGGGGAATTTGCCCAAAAACCATGCTGGCGCAAGATAGGAAATGAGTTCAGATTTGCCATGTCGAGGCGCAATATTAACAATGACACGCTTTTTCTTTCCGTTGGCGATGTCTTCGAAGATTTTAGCGAGCCTGCGATGATGCGGGCCAACTTTATAGCCGGGGTAGACGTGATCCGCGAACTCCAAAAGCAAATCTTTGCCCAAATTCTGCACAGATTGGGCATCCCAGACCTTGATAAGTTCAAGAATTTTGCGTTTTTCATCATTTGACGCTGTTGGCAACAGGTTTTTCAGAGTTTCTATCTGTTCCCGTGTAACTTTCACCGTACAACCTCAATCATCTCTACGTCTACAGTGCGTTTTTCAAGTTTGGCAAGGGTTTCAAGCAGTTCTTTCTCAACTTCTTCAATAGACTGCTGTTTGTGCGTGACTTCAGAGCGGCGTTTGAAGGCGTCGACCCCGTCAACTTCCCCTAAAGCGCGCAGTGCAGTGAGCCGAATCTTGGCGTCGGGGTGGTCTGTCTCGGCCACCAGCTTGTTCACCACAAATTTCTTCAAATCAGCGAGTTCTTTGACCACCAAGGTGTCATGCTGCGCGACCATCCCAGCCAAATACGCAATTGTGGCGTTTGAGTAGGCGGATAAAGTGGGTACTTGCTTTTGATCGCCCATCATGCTTTGGGCAATTTCGACCGCCTGCTGGCGTTCTTCGTCATTTGGGTCAATTGGCTCGCCTTTTAAGTCAGCTATGAGCTTGACTGTTCTGGCGCGCATGTCCAACTCTTCGCGTGGAGACAGTTCGGGCATCGCATCAGTGGCAGATGCGGGGAGCGGGATATGAGAATCTATCTCTGGAATCAAGTCTTGCATTGGGAGGAAGGTGGCACTCCAAAGTTGACGGAATATACCACGTATTTCGACGAGGAGGTAGGATTCCTACCCGGGGGGTATTAGGATAAACCCTAATAGACAAGGAGACGAGCAAAAAAAGACCCCCGGGGAGGGGGTCGAAGGAGAGAGGCAACTGAGAAGGTTGTTGATTGGATACTTATCCAGCAAGACTGTAAACTTAACCAACACGGCTGGGGACTTGTCGTGCGTCCTTCAATTAGCGTGGCAACATCAGCCACATCCCCATGCGTGTTGGTACACCGTTCCCTTTCGAGCTTTTCATGTTACGTGGTGTCTCCGCGACTTTGGGAAGTATATCAGTTATTTGTGCGAGTCATGGTGTAGGAGGCGGGAGGGGGACCCATTTGGGAATCTGGGGGGTGGGGGTATGCCTACCCCCGTATATGTCAAGTTTGTGCTATACTAACCCCAATGCGATGCAATAGTGCAAAGCAGATAAGGAGAATGCAAATGGACGGAATGCTCACAATCAAGATGGT